GCCGCCGCCGACGCCGCCGACGCCGCCGCCTACGCCGCCGACGCCGCCTACGCCGCCGCCGACGCCGCCGACGCCGCCGCCTACGCCGCCGCCGCCGCCGCCGCCGACGCCGCCGACGCCGCCGACGCCGCTCGCGATAAATCGCTCGCTGACTTTGCCGAAGGAGTAGTGCAAATCCTGATTAAAATGAATGTTCCTGGCGTTCAGTGGCTTCCCCTCACCGAGGCGGCATGAGTAAGCTAGACCAGATCAAAGCATTGGGGGCGGCTAAGGCCGCTTCCCGCAATAGTTCTGACGGCATCGCGGAAGGACGCGAAGGCCAAGATGGCAAAGTCGCGACGCGAGTGGGATTGCGTCGTCCCGAGCTTGAGGCCGGTTCTGTAGCTCAGCCAGAGCGGGGTCCCACCCAGGGGCTTAGGGCGCGGGTTAAAATCCCGTCAGAGTCAGTTGGTATCAAGGCCAGCTCGTCGGAAGCCAAACCGAAGTTTGACCGCACTGAGTATCATCGAGCATACATGAAGGAATACATGCGCAAGCGCCGGCAGAAGGAGAGCAAGACATGAGCGTGCGCGATCTAGGTTGGCTTCTGATAGGCATATCGGTTGGATATGGCGTGCCGCTCTGGTGTTCAATCGGCATTGAATTTAGGAAACGACAGCAGGAACAGCGTAAATGAACATCAAACACGCCATCGTTTTCTCATGGTTTGTAGTGTTCACCTTTGGGTTTATGGCTGGTGGTTGGTATGTCGGTTTTCTTCAGGATGTACCATTGAACCGGTCTCAAGCTGCGGTTGATGCCGATTGGATCCGAGGATTTTGCTATGCGGCTGCGACTCCTCTGAGCAAGCGGCCAAATCTTGCCAATGCCGGAGTTGATGACTACTGCGATCGGAATGCTCATCCATGATCAATTTCTTTGCACTGATAGGCGGGATCACGCTCGCGACCGCGGCCTTCCGCGCTGTGCGTTGGTTTCGGAAAACACGCAACTGGAAGCCGACGCCATGGCTGATGCAGAGGTCGTCCCTCCGATGAGACACCACGCATGCGACCACGAACCAGCCTCTGCAAGACAGCGCCTCGCTGATCTGAGCGTCGCCCTAGATGCTGCAGTTCTGGCGATTGACGAATACTACAACGGAGACCGAGCTTGGGCAGAGGAATGGCTCCTCAAGGCGGCGGAAGCAAATGGAGAACGGAAATGATGTTCAGGGTGGGGCAGAAAATGGTTTGTGTGGAGATTGACCACTATGGTTACCTCAACAAGGGGCAAGTCTATATTATCTCCGCTAGATGCCCAGCCTGTCCCCCGGAGGATTTACCAGCATTCCCTTTCCTCAGCATAGATTTACTGGGCAATCCTCATCCTTGCGGATGGAGATGCAATGCTTGGCCCGCGCGACTTTTCCGCCCTGTCGTTGAGCGCAAGACCGATATTTCCGTCTTCACGAATATGCTGACAAATACGAAGGTTCGGGCATGACCCTCCTGCGATACCAAGCCCTTACCGTGGTGATCCATGCTGCATTCTGGGCTGTGGTTGCATGGGAGTTGTTCGCATGAAGGAGATGGTTGAGCGGGTGGCGAGCGCACTGTCACTTGCGCAGCAGGTTCGGTTATATGGTCGAATTTTGACCCATTGGCGCAGCCCAGAGATGTCAAAAACCCATATCGAGGAGCGCCTGAGCGATGCCCAGACCGCTATTGAAGCCTTGAGGGTGCCAACGGTGGAAATGCTTGCTACCGCTTTTTCGATTGAGGATGATTTAACGCGGTGGCAGGCCATGATTGACGAGGCTCTAAAGCCATGAGCCCTCCCAAGCCAAACAACGTGCCAAAGTGCGATCGCGCCCTAGCGCTGCACGAGAAGGGCATGCCCAACTGGGCCATTGCCGAGCGGCTGAGCATCAGCCCCAGCCACGTCAATGCAGCAATCAGGCAGGCGCTGGCGCGGCGCAAGAAGGCAAGAACTGATGAGCGATGAATGGCGCGACGAACAAAACATTAGAGTTGCCATGGAATTGATGGATCTTGCCCAACGGCAAGAGAGCAAGGGAAATCTCGATGAGGCCTTGCGTTTGGCTGAGAAGTCCATGGAAACAATCAGAGATATTGATTATCCACGAGGTCAAGCTACCGGCAGCCGTGTCATTGAGCACATCAAAAGTCTCATTGTCGCCAAAGCCATCCGTACAGAGCCGTGAACCGCCCCATCCCTCGTGCCGATCTTGAGCGCTTCAACGCAGCCTTAGCCGAGAAGCGCCGCAGGATAGCCAAGGTCGAGCACCAGACCAGAGGTTACCGGGATGAGGATGGGGTATGGCAGGGCGGCCTGCTGAGCTTCGTGCGGTACTTCTGGCATGTGCTGGAGCCTGGCACGCCATTCGTGGATGGGTGGGTCCTGGAGGCAATCTGTGAGCACCTTGAGGCGGTGACTTACGGCGAGATAACCAATCTCCTGATCAATGTGTTCCCTGGAGCGATGAAGTCGCTGTTGACCAATGTGTTTTGGCCAGCATGGGAATGGGGGGCGATGGACCTCGCCCATCTTCGATATGTGACGTTCTCGTATAGCTCAAGCAATACCGAGCGCGACAATCAGAGATTCGGTGATCTGGTGTCGTCGCCCGATTATCAGGCCATGTATCCTCATGTCGCGATCCGCCAGAACGGCATGACGATGGTTTCCAACCGAAAGCATGGCTGGAAGCTCGCGAGCTCGGTTACAGGCTCGGTCACTGGCAAACGCGGCAATCGAGCGATCTGTGATGATTTAAATAACGTGAAAGAGAGCGAATCCAAGGCGGTCATGGATGAGACAAACCGATGGTTTCGGGAATCGCTGTCGTCTCGGCTCAACAACATGGAAACCGATGCCAAAATCGTCATATCGCAACGGGTGGGTGAGGCGGATGTGTCGGGCGAGATCCTGCGATTGAACCTGCCATATACCCATCTCTGCATACCAATGGAGTTTGTTTGGCAGGCTGACGAGAACGGCGACCCATATACGACATCGATCGGCTGGGTTGATCCGCGGTGGCGACCGAATCAGGAGGATTGCGAAGGGGAATTGGCTTGGTCTGAGCGGTTTTCCGAGAGATCGGTTCAGAGCCTGAAAATTGAACTTGGCCCATTCGCAACAGCTTCGCAGCTCCAGCAAACCCCCGAGGCCCGCGGCGGCGGCCTGATCAAGCGTGAATGGTGGATGCCGGCTGAGGTCTACATGACCAATGATGGGCAGAAGTTCCCGCCGTTTGAGTACATCGTGGCGAGCTTGGACGGTGCCTACACCGAGGAAGAAAAGAATGATCCGAGCGCATTGGTTATCCTTGGCGTGTTCCAGAATGAACACGGCTATAACCGTGCCATGCTTGTGCACGCTTGGGAGAAGCGGCTGGAGTTCTCCGGGCCTCGGATGGACGTTGATCCCAACGAACATGAATCGATGTACCGGCGCCGCTGTATGCCCCACTGGGGACTGATTGAATGGGTCGCGGATACGTGCAAGCGGTTCAAGGCGGATAAGCTACTGATCGAGAGTAAGGCGTCAGGGATCTCTGCAGCTCAATCATTGCGCAATTCGCATGGTCGAGAGGGATGGACTATTCAGCTCGTGGAACCAAAGGGCGATAAGTACGCCCGTGTCTTGGCAGTTCAGGCTTCGTTCTCACAGGAGATGATCTATGCGCCTGATCGGGAGTGGGCGACCCGTGTAATTGATAATATGGCTATTTTCCCGTATGGGGCGCATGACGATTTGTGTTTTGCTGCTGGCACTATGATTGCTACATTGCGCGGTAATGTCCCGATTGAAAACATTCGATTAGAAGACAAAGTTTTAACTCCAATTGGATGGCATAAAGTAACCGCTACGGGCATGACTGGAATGCGTAGCATCATTGAAAGACATGGGTTATTGGCTACGCCGAATCACCCAATTTTTACATTTGACTTTGGTTTTGTCGCAATTGATAGTACCACTCAGGCTACGAAGCTTTCGAAGGTAAATCTATGCGATATGATGAACACAGCGCGCCGGATGAGATCGAATTTAACGGGGTCGTTTATCGAAGGATGGGCGGAAAGAGAAGATATTATCTCTCGCAATCATCCAGAAATGTTGGACGCAAAAAAGCAAAAGGGCTTCATGTCGCGATCTGGGAACATCACCACTCCTGTTTGGTTCCAAAAGGCCACGATGTTCATCATATCGATTACAATACTTTCAATTTCGAGCCTTCTAATCTTGAGTGTTTACCGATGGGCGTGCATCGAAGGATGCCTAAAAAGAATGGTCTTGAGCGCTTACGCAAACACATCGAAGATATTAGGCCGATGGCAGCGGCGTGGCACAGATCCGAGGAAGGCAGAGAATGGCACCGGAAGCATGCTTTCGAAAGTCTGCATCAGTCTGGAAAGGTTTTTGATAACCACCCCGTTGTTGGTAGGGGGAACTGCATTATCTGTGGAGCGGAGTACGATATTAGAAACCGCCGCCGAATATTTTGTTCGCCGATTTGTCAAAATGTCGACTCCAATAGGAAAAAGAAGGACCGAAGACATGCAGCCCGTATACAATCTCACAGTTGAAGGTGCGCATTGTTATTACGCCAATGGAATTTTGGTTCATAATTGTGATGCAATGACGCAGGCAATCAAGCATCTCCGTGACACCGGCCTGATTCGCAGCGATGAGGAGCGCCGGGCACAGGAGTTGGATGCAGTGAGGCATCGTGGGGCACCTAAAAAGCCCATGTATCCGGGTTTCAGCAGGAGGTCAGCATGACCGAGATCAAATCCAGCACGATTGCTGCGGTAGACCATGACGGCAAGCAGCTAACCGTGAAATTCCGTAGTAGCGCAACCTATGACTACCCGGACGTACCGAAGGAACTGCATGACCGGATGATGGCTGCGCATGATGCTGGAGAGAGCATCGGCAAGTTTTTCCACGAGCATGTGAAGAACGGTGGGTTTTCATTTACGAAACGAGAGGATGAGACCAATGAATGAGACTGAGGTGACAAAACTTGAATGCTTGCGTGCTGTTCCTCGGACGAAGTTTGCGAATGGAATGACGGAAGTTCCGGTTACAAACGATGAGCTTTTGGCCGATGCCCAGAAGCTGTATGCGTGGGTAAGCGGCGAAAAATCAGAGGATCCCAAATGATGGACATCACGAGGAAGCTTGAACTGGTCGCGAATCTTAAGCCGGGCCAGATGTGGCCTGCCGAGCTTGGGCCTGAATTGGGATCAACCAACAATTGGGGAACGGCTATATCGGCTATCTGCGCTGAGGCGCTGGCTGAGATCCATAAGTTGCGAACTCATGAGCGCGAGCGCGGCGTATATTTTATTGAGACGCCGGAGAATTGGCTATCCATTGTACATCCGCCAAAGACTGTTGAATGGTCACCTATCATGCCAGACAATTGGACAGGCATTGTACACAAGCCAAAAATCGTTGAATGGTCTGTGGTGAATGATCCTGAGCGCGAGCAAGCAGAGAAGACCCTCATTGAAGCGTGGGGCAGCCCCTTTGCGATGAACACGGAGAACTGGAAATGACGGATATTGTTGAAAAACTCAGGGCATGGCATGGCACTGACGATGAGGAAGATTTTGAGGTAATCAAAGAGGCGATCGATGAGATTGAACGTCTCCGCAATACGATCTCCCAACTCCGCGCGGTAGCCGGCGCCGTCTCGGTTGAGGGGCACAGCTACGCGGATATCCGAGCAAATTCCAAGCGAGCGGGAACTGCTGGGCCTGGAGAGCCGTCTTGAAAAATCCCAGAATTATCTCAGGCCAAGGCCCTCTGATTGTCCCCAAGACCATGCCAGCGGGTGGGGACGACTGTGTAAAGTTGCTGGAGGGAATGTTGGAGAGCGCCAAGAACGGAGATATGTCTTGGCTGGTGGTCATTGCTGGCGGCCCCAGCGACTACGGCATGGCGATGGCAGGCAGCAATGCTGCGCAGATGAATCTGGGCATTGATGTTGCCAAGCAGGAAATTATGGGAAGGGTGAAGGCGAGATGAGCTTACCCGAGTGGCAGGATATCCCGGAAAAATACAAGGAAATGCTTCTGCGGCTCGCTGGTTCATTTGGAGCGTCTGGCCCTAAAGTTGATGAACATACCTTCCCTACGGAGCATGAAACAAAATCCATCGCCATTGAAATGTATCACTTTTCGAAGATGGTAATAGAAGATTGTATAAAAGAGAAAATTCAATGACACTAGCTCCGCTATGGTATCGTCGTCTTCATGGGCTCAATGTCTGGTTTCTTTATCATGGTCGCTGGTGGTATCCTGGATCAATTGGGGATTTTGGAAGTGGGCCTGATGGTTGTTTTACCCATCTATTCGCCTTTCGTCGCGTGAAGCGTAGGCGTGCGTAACGCCAACACATGCCAATGCGGGCGACCGATCAAGGTATTTCGGCGCGGTGGCGCTCATAATCCAGCATTGGACCATGATTTATGCCAGCAGTGCTGGAGAGCGGCGCAGAACAGCAATCGGATGAAGCCAAATGTACCGAGGAAGGAAGCGGATGAGCCGAAATTATGGATTGGGCTCGAAACCTGACAAATGCCGATTTTCGCCTCTATCTCACGTTCCTTTTGCGATTGTGGGCTCTTGTGTGGTAATGCTCGGCCTCTGGTTCCTCTTTGGAGGCTGAAATGACTACATCAATTACCAATTGCCGCTTTTGTGGCATGTCCCATGGGATCCGCTGCCCCTCCGTTAAAGCCATCGAATATTTTGAGGATGGAATTACCGTTAAGCGCGTCGAGTTCATGACGGCATCGGATTATTATCATCCTTTACCGTCGTGGCCGCAGCCTCCTCTTAACCCCACATTCGGCCATGCCAATTCATGGGGTAAGGAGCACTTTACGACCGTTACAATTCAGCCGAAGGCAGGTCCCTGCTGATGGCTGATCCAGCCCAAGACATACACGTAGTCATCGAAGATGACCCAGACGACAGCGTTCGAGTTGTGGACGGCAACATCGAAATTTCGCAGCCGGACGGTGGCGTCGTCATCCAGTTCAATCCAACGCCGGATTCGGATCTGGAAACCGAAAACCCAGCCGATTTTTACAAGAACATCGCCGGTAAACTGAGTGAAAGTGAGCGGTTGACGATCGCCAACGAACTCATTGAAGCGATTCAGGCTGATGATTTATCCCGGCAGCCGTCATTAGCCAACCGCACCAAGGGCATGGACATGCTCGGGCTGCAGATTGCCGATCCGCGGTCTGGGGATGGTGCTGCGGTGATGGATGGTATGTCAGTTGTAACCAATCCTCTGCTCTTGGAAGCCATCCTCAAGGATTGGGCGAACGCACAGGCTGAGTTTCTGCCGGCGGGCGGTCCATGCAAGGTTGAGGACTTCGGCGACGATCCTGAGGCGACCAGAGACGAACTCGCCGACGCTTTCGAGCGGGACATGAACTACTTTCTGACCTCGATTGACACCAGTTATGCGCCTGAGACCTCGCATATGCTTTTGTGGGGGCGTGCTTTTGGCGGTGCCGGGTTCAAAAAAGTCTACATGCACCCGATGAAAAAGCGTCCCACCACTGAATCGGTGGATCAGAAAGACCTGATCGTTTCGGACGCCACCAAGGATTTCAAATCCTGCGAGCGGATCACCCATCAGATCCCCATGCGCCAGTCGGTCATGAAGCGCATGCAGAAGAAGGGCCTTTATCTCAACACTGCGCTGACGCCTCCGACGCAAACCGCGAATATGGTTGACGAGAAAACTGCGGCAATCCAAGGTATTGCTGCGGTGCAATCGCGTCCTGAGGATCAGCCATATACGCTGTATGAGACACAATGCGAGCTTGAGCTTGATCAATTCTCCCCGAAGGACATGCAAGGCCTTGCGTTACCGTATCTGGTAACGATCGACAAAGATTCGCAGCAGATGCTGGCGCTGCGCCGGGATTGGAAACCTGAGGATGAGGAGTGCCAGCGCAAGCGGATGTACGTCAAATATCCATACGTGCCGGGGCCTGGTTTCTTCGGCACTGGATTGCTGCATATCCTCGGCAACTCGGCTGATGCGTTAACAGCAGCATGGCGGCTATCGCTGGATGCCGGTTTCCTTGCCAACTTCCCTGCATTCCTCATTGCAGCGCTCGGTGGGCGCCAGAAAACCTCGGATTTGGTGCTTCAACCTGGCACCGGCACGCCGATAGAGACCAATGGCCAGCCAATCTCGGATATCGTTGCCAACCTGCCATACCGTGAGGCTGGCCCTGGTTTGATGGCTCTGATTGATAAGATAACCGCTCAAGCCAAGAGCGTCGGACTTGCTGCGGAAATCCCAGTAGGCGAGGGAATCAAGGATATCCCAGTTGGGACCATGCTCGCGCATATCGAGATGGCTACGAAGTTACAAGCTGCCACACATAAATTAGCGCACGAAGCCCAAGCCGAAGAAATCGGACTAATCGCAGACCTATTACGAGAAAACCCAGAATCGTTCTGGAAGGGCAATAAGACCAAATTTGCTCAGAAATTTGGTTGGACAGAAGAAAAATTACTTCAGGCATTGGATAACGTTACGTTGGTGCCGAAAAGTGATCCGAATATACCTTCCCATATCCATAGACAGATGAGGGCCGTGGCTCTGGTTGAGCTAAAGTCTGGTCCGCTTGGTTCTCTGTTGGAGGATAGCGAGGTTCTTAAACGAGTTCTCCGCGCCATGCGGGAAGATCCCAAGGGCCTTGTTAAGATGCCTCCTCCACCTTCTACGCAACCATCTCCTGAGGAAATGGCCGCTCAAGCGAAACTTCTCGATTCTCAGACTAAGAGCAAAAAAGTTGATGTTGATGCCGCAGCCAACGCGCAAAAAGCGCAGCTTGATGCCGCGGATCATGATGCAGATATCAAGGAAAAGACGTTGGATCTTGCCAAGGAAGAAATAATTCACAAAGCTGATCAGCAGAAAGCCGCCCATCAACAAGGGATGGATGTTGCTAAGCATAATTTGGATGTAGGCGTTGCGGCGCACAAGTCTAAACTTGACACACATAAAGCCGTATTGGATACTCATGAGGCGTTAAAGCCACCTGAGCCATCCACGGAGACGACATGATTGATGCCAACGAGGTAAGTGAATATTTAACATACAACTCCGAAACTGGAATACTTCGGAGAGCTAAAACAACCGGAAGGACTGGACAGCATAAAAAAGGCGAACGTGCTGGCCATCTGGCCAAAGACGGTTATTGGACCATCAGTATAAACGGAAAGGCATACAAGTCTCATCGATTAGCATTCGCCTTGATGACCGGAAGATGGCCCAAAGAGCAACTTGACCATATTAACGGCGATAAGTCGGATAATCGCTGGATTAACTTAAGAGAAGCTACCCAGTCGCAAAACCAATGGAATGTTGGAAAGAAAAGGAAAAATACTTCGGGTTATACTGGAGTGTTGCCGTGCAACGGAAAATGGCGAGCATGCATTAGTCACAATAAGCAGCGTGTTCATATTGGATTATTCCCTACGGCTGAACTCGCCCATGCGGCTTATTTGAAGAAGAGATCCGAACTTCACGGTAATTTTGCTAAGATTGATGATGAAGAAATGAAGCGGCTTAGAAGGTTAAACCTGCTAGATTCCGGTCTAGATGTTGAATGGCAGTCATGGCCATTGGATATGGAAAGGCCTGAATTATGGGCGTGCGGTCGGGTTACCGCTGAAGCCGAATTTTTTGACCAGATTGCTCAATGGTATCCTGATTTCACGGTTAAGATTTGCCAAGACCAGCCTGAAGCAGTCTTGAAAGGGCGTCCATTGATTGAAGTTCTGGAAAATTATGTCTAGTTGCCGAAACAGCCGATTGGTGCGATATAAGACTTGACAGCCGCTAGGAGCGCAAAATGGGTCACCCTTACGCAGAGCACCGGCAAACCAAGAAAGAACACTCAAGGGTGGGCCATATCACCCGAGGTTATAAGTCAGGCGGTGCCGTGCATGGCGCAAAGGCCATCGGCAAGAAAGCCTTGGCGCTTCACCGTGAAGAACATGCCGAACTGCACGCTGAGGGCGGCAAATCCAAGCATCGGATGGACCGTCCGAAACGAGCGAAGGGTGGCAAGGTCAAGGGCAAGCACAACGAGCGCACCGTCATCAACGTAATCGCTGGCGGTCACCCTGCGGGCGGTGCTATCCCGGCTGGCCCGCCAATGGCTCCTCCAGGACCGCCTATGGGCATTGCGCCGGCAGCTATGGCGCCGCCTCCGATGGCCGCAAAGCCGCCTATGATGCCTCCTGGCGCTGGCGCACCGTCTCCGATGCCGATGAGGGCGAAAGGTGGCAAGGTTAAACACCGGGCTGATGGAGGTGCCAGCGATTCGCTTCAGAATCCGTTCATGCCATCTGGAAGGCCCCCGCCGTCTCAAGACGATTTTACGAATATCCTAAAAAGCAATCCGAAGTTGCTCCGCATTCTTCAGAACGCCTCCAAGCCACCGAAGGTTTCTGGCGGTAAGGTTCGCCATCGTGCGGAGGGCGGCGGGTTAGATGACGACAGCGCTGCGTTCATGTCAAAATCGATAAGCGATCCAGCCACTAAGGTTCCCGGAAAGCTTCGTAATCCATTTGGATACGGTAAAATCAAGCCGCGATCGCCGCTTAATGTGAGTGGTCCAACTCCTATACCAACTAACCAATATGCCCGCGGCGGCAAAGTCACCAAGGGAACGAAGGTTTTCGAGGAAGGCCAGCGCAATGGGACGCCTGTGCAACATATGCGAGGCAAGGGCGATCTTGAGCAGATGGGGCGCGGTAAGCAAATTACATTCGAATCGGGCGGTCGCGTTCGGTCGTTCTATGCCAAGGGCGGTTCTGTGAAGAACATTGCGGATCCTGGTGTTTCCGATCGATTGCACATGGGCGAGAAGTTCAAAGCCACGCCGAAGGAAATCCGGGACAACAATTCCAATACTACGAATGACCCGACTATCGGACGGCCAAGCCGAGCTCGTGGCGGGATGTGCCGGGCCAATGGTGGGATGGCTGATAAGGTGGCATCAGCGACGAAGCTTCCAGGAGGGAGCGGCGGCGGCGAGGCCCGTCTAGCCAAGGCGCGGCGCTAATGGCATCAAATACGACGTTTCGGAAGCAAGACGGCTCAGTTGTTTTGATAGAGCGTGATGACCATCCAAATCTCGCTCGAAATCTTGAGCGGGAGCTGCAGGCAGCCAAAGCAGCGTATATTGAAGGCCTGACTGCCTCGAAAGACTGGGGCGATTTCCAGAAGCGCCGCGGTCAGATAGAAGGTTTGGATATTGCAATTTCCCTTTGCCAAAGGGCGAGAGAGAAATTGGAGGCTTGATGGAATTTTCAAGTATCACTGATTATACTTATATGGTGATGCCTCCCATCGTTCCTGAGGCAAGAAATATTTTTGTGGTGTGCATGATTGTATTTGCTATTTATTTCTTTGTCAGTCTGCATTATCGAGTTTACGTATCTCGTCATCTTATGCCGCCACCGTATATGTTTTGGATCTACGAGAAATGGCGTAAGTTCAGAAAGCCTGACGCATAAACCGTGCCAGCATGGCACATAACGGGATGCATCCCATATGGACGACAACCAGCAAGCATTAAATGATGCTGTCAAAGAATTTGAAGGCCTGTTCAACGAAGTTATGATCGGCTTGCCTCAGTATCTTTCCCAAACCGGCGAGCCGTATATTGAGGTTACCAATGACGGCCCATTTCATGAAGGTCAGGGATGGTTAGTTGACGACTTCATTACTGGGAAACGTGTTTCAGGTTGCACCATTCATTTTTCAGCTTGGTCAGCCATTAATCAATGGCTCATAAGCGCTAAAGCAATCGCTTCTCGACTTGCACTGAGCAAACCAGCACTTTATTGGCGCATCAAACCGGAAGTTGATTTCGGTAGCATAGATATTCATGCCGAGAATGGTTTGTTTCGCATGCCTACGTGGAAGGTTTACTCTCGTTTTCTCATCTCCGACAAACCAAGGAAGTCATAATGGCCAAATCCAACCACAAGATGACGGAGATCGCTGAGACCATTGGGCCTCGCGATCAGGTTCTCTTGGCCGCATTGGGCGAAGACTACAAGAAGCAGTTTACCGTCTTGCACAGTCAGGTGTTGGTCGCTGGATACATCCCGTCAAGTAGAACAAAGGGCGGCATCATCAAGATTGACAAGACGATTGAGGAAGACCGATGGCAGGGCAACATTGGCCTAGTTATCGGTCTTGGGAAAGGTGCATTCAAAGATGACGGCGTTGCGCATTTTCACGGAGATAAGTTGAAAATTGGCGACTGGGTCATGTTTTTGCCAGCGGACGGTTTAGCGCTGTACATCAATCAGGTGCCGTGCCGGTTGTTTCAGGACACCCGCATTCTGATGAAGGTCACCAACCCGGAGATATATTACTGATGCGACCGATCGCCGATATTTTGGTAGACGCTGAGCGCGGCATTCGCGGCGAAGAAGGTGGATATCTTGCGGAAACAATGAGGGAAATTGTACCGTTCCTTCGCTCTATTGCTTCGCAAGATAGCTCGCCAGCACAAGTCGTTCTTGATGTGATGTTCGAGATTCTTTCGCGGTGCCATGCGGGCGAATATGCATCTTCGGAGCGAGATGATGTGATGTCGTATGCGCGCGCCCAACTGATTAAAATGGGCATTAATGTTATTCCGATGGGCATGTCGCATGCTGTCATTGTGAGGAAATAACCATGGCTGACCTAGACGACGACGCAATTGTAGTAACGCTGCCAGCGGATGGTGACGGCATAGTTACCAAGATCGAAGGCGATACACAGAAGGTAACGGTTACCGCAGATCCGCTGGAGGATCTGAAAGACCAATTCACGCAACAGAAGCAGCGAGCGACAGCGGCCGAATTGGCGCAGCAGCAAACAGCGCGGCGCCTTGAGGAAGTCACCCAAGAGCTGCAAACCACTAAGACGGCGGTAACCGAAAGCCAGCTTGATACGGTGCTGAGCGGCATCCAAGCGGCGGAAGCTGAGGCCACAGCGGCCGAACAGGCATATATCGCTGCGGCTGAATCTGGGGATTTCGCCGCTCAAGCCAGAGCACAGCGCAAGATCAGCGCGGCAGAGGCGCGCATCCAGCGGCTTAACGAGGCCAAGGGTGACCTTGAGGAAGCCAAGTCAGCAAAGCCCGCTCCTCGCGTAGAAGCCCGCCCAGATCCTCGCCAGCAGCCCACAGATAGGGTAGAGCAGTTCGCCGCGAATATGTCCCCGCGTAGCGCGGCTTGGATCAGGGCTCATCCTGACTGCATTACGGACGACAAGAAGAACAAGCGCATGTTGGCGGCGCACAACGATTGCCTTGCGGATGATATCGCGATCGATAGTGACGAATATTTTGCGCGGATCGAGGCGCGAATTGCTGGCAGTGTCGCGAAGGTTGAGCCGAAAGTTGAGCCAAAGCCCGACACGTCAGGCAAGCGGCCAATCAGCGCAGCGGCATCAGGAGCAAATACAGGTGGCGGAATGAATGGTGGCGGAACTGAAGTCAGGTTGAGCCAGCGCGAAGTATTGGCCGCGACTGATGGCACCATAACTTGGAACAGAGATGATCCTAATGGTAAATTCAAGCGGGATGACCCGATCGGAGTCCAGGAATTCGCACGTCGAAAGGCGATTATGAAGCGAGATGGCGTATATGACCGAGGGATAATCGATTCATGAAACCAGTCCGTGAGATAGTTTCCCGAGAAATCATTGATGATCTGTGGGGCGCTGGCTATACGATCCTAGCGCGCGCTAGGCATCCAGATCCGTTTTTTGTGCCGCCTGAGATGGTGCCGCAGAGCCGATCGTATCAGTGGTTTGATCTGAAGCATGACAAATTCCATTATGAGCATGGCGGATGGGCGCCGGTTTCAGCATCGCGTCATGACGGCTACTTCATGCCAGCCGGTTTCGTCGGCGATATCGAGGTCAATGGCCTCGGTCTATTCGAAAAGCCGAAGTTCGAGGTTGATGCCGAACGCGCTGAACAGACTGCCAAAGCCAAAAAGATGGTTGACGACTGGGCCAAGAACACTGGCGCGTTGTTTGAGGGCGAGTTCAAGATCGGCAATGAGCGTACTGCGATCGGTGCCACCAAGACGATTGAAGATACGACCAAGATACCGCGCGAGTTGACGCCGTACATCGCTCAGATATTCGAGGAGCGCGATCGACTTGGGAAGCAATATTCAATGGAAATGGAATATGATATTTCCATCCAGTCATCTCGTGAAATGACTGAGATAGATAACGAATTTCAGCGTCGTCTATCAATTGATCCAGAATCTCCGAAATGGCCAACCTTGAACGCCATCATTCTTCCCTACGCCATCGAAAACATCCGCAAACGCATTGCCGAGGAGGCTACCAGTGGCCAAGCATCTTAACATCGACGACGGAGACGATGGAGGGGAAACCGGGGGGATTTCGGCTCAGCCGAATCCGGCACCTTATGGCTATCTTAAGGACGGTGTAACAGCGCGGAAACCTCCTGGCCGGCCAAGCAAGCCGCCGGTCCAGACGACACCGCCGCATGCCGCTCAAGCAGGGCCTCCGCTGCGCCGGAACAACCCTCGCCCTGTACCAAGGGAGCAGCCCCGCGAGATGGCGCGCGAGCCCAGCCGTAGCAACGCTCGTGTGATGGGTCGTGACGGCGAGGAGCTTGTGCGTATGCGGCCGGAATCCGGTGGCGATTTGTATGAGAAGGTCAAGGCACCTCCGGGATGGACTTTTCAGTGGAATGCTATTTCTGCTCTTGGCAAAGAAATGGATGAGCAGCAATTGCAGATGTGGGCGAACGGTTGGCGCCCAGTCCCGGCTTCGCGATATCCCGGCATGTACACTGCTCCAGGCTATGAAGGCCAGATCGTGGTGAAAGGATTGCGCCTTGAGGAGCGTCCTGAGACATTGACGCAGGAAGCTCAGTATGAGGACCACATGCGAGCTCAGAAGCAGACCAGAGATCAGACAGATGCGCTACGGCTCACACAAGCGAAGCTTCCCGGCGCTGAGGTTGGTGCCCGTGGCAATAGAATCGCTTTGAAAATAGACAAATCTTTCACTGCCGACATACCCCGGCCCCAGCATATGATTGAAGGTGATGAATGACCAACGATAGAGAATTAAGAGAACGATGCATTTTGATGGCAATACAGGCCGCTGCTGGCATCAGTGACGGCAAAACCATTTTGCGAGAAGCTAAAATATACTACGATTTTATCATTGGCGATGATTCGAAATCGGAAGTTGAGAAATGACACCGAATATCCTCGTATGCATTCCAAGTTATGGCAACGTTGTCTCAGTTCCAACGCTCAACACCACTCACGCGTTAATACAGATGTTTTCCTCACGAAACATCCGGGGTGGCATTGCTGCGTTCAGCTATCCCGATGTGAGTGAAGCACGGAATATCATGCTGACAGGCTGGTATGACGGATGTCCCGATGCGACCCACATGCTGTTCATCGATTCGGACATGAGCTTTGGGCCTCAGGTCGTGCTTGACATGGTTTTGCTCAATGAGCCGATGGTGGGCGCGATCTATCCAAAAAAGACGATGCCGATTCAGTGGGCGGCATCTGGCCTAGCCGAAAAGGATGTGAAGCGTAACGGCAACTTCATGACAGTGGCCGGGCTCGGCATGGGATGTTTCCTGATCCGCCGCGATGCAGTTGATATCATGCTGAAACAGATGCCTGAGGTGATCGATACCCGGATGACGTATCACGCTGCAAAGGACATGCTCGGCGGACGTATTCTGCGGCTATTTGATACGTTCGATAACCCGGACGACAATCAGGCTGGCAAGCTGTCCGAGGATCTTGCGTTCTGTCAGCGTTGGCGAACCTGCGGCGGAGATGTATGGGCCTCGCTTGAGCATGACATTGAGCATGTCGGGCAGTATTCGTACAAGGGAAACTACATCCAGTTCATTGCAGAGCGAGAGCAGAACGCGTCGCCTCTGACGCTGGTTGATGCCGTCAAGCAGATGGCAGCAGAATGAGCCTCAGCATCCTCCTGACAGCCCGCAGCCGCCCCGAACTACTGAAATGGACGGTTGAGACGACGATGCCGAATATCCGAGATTCGGATACGAAGCTAGTAATCGCAATTGATGACGACGACACGGAGACGATTTCGGCAGCTCGTGAATTATCCGATAATGATTCTTGTGTTGGATATTCGGTAAGGCCTCGTGAGGAAACGCTTGGTGCCAAAGTCAACCGCATCCTCACGATCGCGCCGGCCGATGTCTACTTGCACATGGTGGACTACCGGCCGCACCTGACACCGGGTTTTGATACCAAGATCCTTGAGGCTGCCAGCCTATTTCCTGATGGAATCGGCGTGGTCTACAGCCATATGGCAAATCTGTCGTTTCCAGAGATCAATGCGGTAACGGCTGGTTTGGTCAAGCACATGGGATATTTCTACCCGCCGTATTTCCCGTATTGGTTCGTGGATCACTGGCTTGACGATATCGCGCGGCTGATTGGGCGAATTGCCGTTGCTGATGTCCAGACAGATGGCAGTCGTCGGCCTGGCACGATGGATCGCCGAGACGTGGCATGGTGGGCGACGTTTTACGATGCCGCGGTTATCCATCGCCGGAAAATGGCTCATGCGATAATTAATTCTCCCGAATTCCAAGAGCCGGAATGGCGTAAAAAGCTGCTTCTCAGCCATCATCCATTGATCGAGGAACGGTCAAAAATGATCAACGACAGCGCCCGGACGACGCGATGGCAGATGCCTCCTGAACCTGTGGACGATCGCTACCGGAGAGCCAAGGCCGCCGCACAGGTAGCGCTACGCGAATGGCTTCCCGATCTTGAGGCTGAGATAGGGAGTGCGGCATGAGCGGAGATTTTGATCATTTCGGCCTAAAAAGCCCACTTTGGTCTGAGCGCGGCCCAACTGTTGGCGAGATCTGGCAGAAAGAAGAGATGATTAGGAAGGCTGAAGAAGCGCGAATGGTCGAAAATGCCAAGGCAGATGCGAAAGCTGTATGGCCTCTGGCAGACTACTATATGCCTTCAGATGTGAGGGAAATGGCCGATCGCTGGGGAATGAAGGAAACACTGATTGAGATGTGGCGTGGCGCCTTTATTGAAGGATGGCGCGCGGCCAATCGAAGATAGTTCGGAACTAATCAGCCGTTAGAAGATTGTCGCTTGTTCACCGGAGGCGAATGCCATGGTCGGACTTGCAATCTCTATACTTTGGCTTGCGATTGGTATAATCTGCGTCTGCGGATGTATTTGGCTGCTGATGTATGCGATTGGTTTGTTCATCCCAATCCCCGGTCGCATCGTGCAATTGGTGTGGGTTATCGTGCTCATTCTCTGCCTGATTGCTGGTCTAACATTGCTGGCTGGCGGTGGAGGATCGGGAGGAAATCCCTTTCACCTCCAGAGGTAGCCAAGTTGATGATTTGCCACCAGAACCACCGGCCCCGGCACCTATTTGCCGCCACTGCTAGGAGACAAAGATGACCCTTGACCAGCTAATCGCGGAAGTCGCTAAGGCCCCAACTCAGATTGAGGCGTTTACCGTTCTGATGAAATGCCTTGAAATCGAGATGAAGGACGCTTCGGCCGGTGACAGCGCGCCGCCCTCGGTCCAGACGAAATACGACGCGGTATTTTCCTCAGCTACCGGGAAAGCTCATGAAATCCTTGCGGCGATCGAAACCGGCAAACCCGCTCTTGACCCCGTTCCGGTCAAGGAAGTCCCGGCAAGTGACCCAAGAGGCCCGGTTACCCCGATTCCTCCGTCCGCTGTATTCGTGGATAAGCCCGCAACGGCGGTGCCGTCCACCAAAGCGGAGGAGAAGGCATCCAATGACCCGAGCCCAAAGCTGTTCGATCCAAATCCAAAACCCGAGCCGGTTGTTTGAATTTCCCCAGCCCCCGCCAAATTGCGGGGGTTTTTCTTATTGACGGCAATTATATTTCCATGTATTGCGGGAACTAGCACCAAATCGGCACCAGCATTTCGCCGATAATTCATCTGAAGTTGAGACGCGCAGGGCGCATTTCCTCCAGATCCGTTTCAGCAGAAACGGAATTTTCCCCAAGGCACTATACCTGCAGGCATTGCAGTACAGCCTCCCTTAACTAGGAGCGGTACCGGCTATGGCCAACGTTCAAGCAGCTTTTGGATTTCGGCATATTGGCTTTCTGCCGGGTTATGCTCCCGACTACCAGCAGCTCACCCGACAGATTCAATCGAGCAACGCGACCAAGATTTTCAACGGGGATCCAGTCGTTAAGAGCCAATCCGCCACGAGCTATATCATACAGGGCTCGAACAACACGACCATCTTGGAAGGCATCTTCGTCGGATGCAATTACGTTCCGACCGGTGGCCAACTGACCCTCCAGCCGAGCCCATTTTGGGTTGGTTCTGCGGCCTCAGATGCCACTGGGTATCTGATCAATGCGCCCGGTGCGCTTTTCCTTGCAGCCGCGCTCAACACTGCGATCGTTACTTCCAATATCGGCGCCAACATCGGATATTCGATCGGCACTGGGTCAACTGTCGGCGGTGGTTTCTCTGGTGCCACTCTGGACCAGAGCACGATCAACACCACTAATACCCTCCCATTCCAGATCGTGTCTCTTTATCAGGGCGTCGGAAACGGTGCCGATTCTTCGACCCCCTTTAATTGGGCGGTTGTGACCTTCGTGAATCAACGGTTCAGGACTCTGACGGGGGTTCCATAGGCCGATGTTTCCCACTCGCAATGATGCTTATCAATGTGTGGCTGATATCGAAAACCTTGGCTATGTCCGAGTTTTTGATACCAACGGCACACATGCGCCGGATCAAGAGAACATCGTGGTCAGTCAATTTGGTTTGGAGGGGCGGCGGACTAAGTCGGCCGAGTTTCTGAGCGTGTCTCGAATTTTCACGGGGTGTGCACCATTCAAGGTTAGTGAAGGCATTATTGGTTTTGATCGAATCAATATGGTTGACAAATGGGAGACCTTTAGGATTTGGGACGAATGCGATCGCGACGAGCCTATGAACATTGAAGGCAGATCCTTTCCCGCCCTTGGTCAAAACTACTCGCGGATATCGCTGGATTTGGATCAGCATTATTCGTCCGATCCGACACTGTGTATGCCCATCGGAGTGAATGATCTCACGAGAAACACTTCTGACGCGGCCAAGGTTGCTAACTTCGTAGAACCCTTCGTATCCAACGACGGGTCGCCATTCTTCAGTGATAGTGATATTCATGTGACGGGTTATCCTTCCGAGTACGACGGATCGATGATCAAGGACCCGTCGCACGCTCCAACGTCCGACGGGTCCGCCATTATGGCATCGACCTCAATTACTTACAATAGGAGGCTCCGATTCCGATAGCCCTCGCAAATATTCGATCCGAGCTTCTTCCCGGACTTTTCGACGTTCGGGGTAGCTACGATATGATACCCCGTCAGTGGGACAAAGTATTCAAAACCCATAAGTCCGCAATGGCGGTTGAGCGCTCAACGCAGATGGCGTTCGTTGCGCTGCCGTTCCTGAAGGATGAAGGCGCCGCAACTCAGTTCGACAACAATGCTGGCGAGCGCTTTACGTGGGCATTCGTACATATCGAGGTGGCGCTTGGTTACGCGATCACACGCAAGGCCATTGACGACAATCTGTACAAGGCTCAGTTCAATCCGACGAACCTCAAGCTTCAGGAAGCGTTTGCACAGTTCAAGGAAATCCAGGCAGCGAACGTCCTGAATCTCGGCAACGTCTACAACACGTCGATCATCGGTGACGGCGTTGCTCTGTTTTCCACGGCGCATCCGTTCGATAACGGCACTTGGGCCAACACTTCAGCCACGCCGAAGTCGCTGAACGAAGCCGCCCTGCTCGCCGACATGACCAACGTGCGAACTCAGTTCGTCAACGAGCGCGGCCTGCGCATCATGGCACGAGCTCGCCGGCTGATCGTGCCGCCGAATCTGGAGCAAGTCGCAATCCGGCTGATGAAGACCGAGCTGCGCCCTGGCACGGCGGACAACGACGTAAACGCCATCCTCACACTGTCCGGCGGTCTCCCCGAGGGCCATCTCGTGATGGACTTCCTCACCAGCAACTTCGCTTGGTTCCTCACGACCAACATCGAGGGACTGATCCATATGCTCCGCATTCCGTATGAGTCGGACATGTGGGTTGATAATGTCACCGACAATTTACTTGTCAAGGCATATGAAAGATACAGTTTCGGGTACAATGATCCGCGCTGCGCGTGGGCCGAATTCGCTACCAGTTAGAATGACTTACATTGGGTAAGTCTGGAGAAAATCCAAAAGTGTATTTCTCATACGCCAACAAATTTGTTGACAGTCTCGGTGGTTATGCCAATATTGAGGCATTCAACCACGGAGAAACTGTCATGGCGTCTAAGAAAGAACTTTCCTTCACTCATCAATGGCTGAAGGAAAATATGGATTTTGATCAAGCGACTGGTGTTTTCAGTTGGGCAAAGCCCGGCTACGGCCGCACTGTTGGTAAGCCGATTGGCGAAAAGCCTCGTGCCGATGGTACTCAATATTTAATGATGCGTATCAACGGTCAGTTGCTGTACGCCCACCGATTGGCTTGGTTTTACGTTACGGGAGACTGGCCATCCGGCGTTATCGATCATATCGATGGCAATAAAACCAATAATGCCATTTCAAATCTTCGTCCGGCGACTCATGCTCAAAATGCTGCACGTCGCAAGACTACTCGATTGATCGGACCATCTCGGGGTGTGGTTCCTCATCAAGGCGGCTATGTAGCTCGTATCCACCATGCTGGAAAGCGCCACTATCTGGGTTATTTTCTTGACCCGGAGAAGGCTAAAGAGGCCTATGAAGCAAAGGCTAAGGAATTGCATGGTGAATTCGCTCATGCTCCAGAACCAAAGCGAGTTCGTGGCGACTACATGAACGCCAAGGAATGCGAAATTTGCCAATCAACTAATGGAATCCGATATCACACCACAACGCTAGGAACGCCGCGCGGAATGTTGTGCTTGGATTGCTGGAGTTTTATGCTTACTCATGGTGACGACGTTCATCATATCCGTGAGTATGCCAAAAAGGTTATCGATTACGTTCAGCAATTGGACGTTCCTGAAGATGACATTCCTGCATTGCGCGCTCAGATGAATGCGAACGCCTCTCCCGGCTTGGAGCCTGACTGATGACGGATACGAACTTTAGAGGCCCGGCCAACTCCATTGGCGCGATGCTTGATGGCACGGTGGCACCGACTGATGGGCCGAACTATGTGTATCAGGGCACGGTTTTTCCGGCGCTTCGGGCTGGGTTCTTTCAGAAAGATGGCACTGGTGCAGCGCGTGTTCCTGGATTTTTGGACAATCCGTCGATCGTGACGGTGGACAATATTCCATCTGCTACGACCACGGCGAATGTGGTGGCGGTGGCGACGGGTATCGTGTCTGGCACGGTTCTTACGTTGGTAACGGTTGCGCCTGGCAATACGACGGCCGGCGTACCTTCGTTGGCTACTGGTGTTCCGTTCATTCCGTTCGGCGGTACTGCCGTTCAGAACGTGATGGCGTTGGATTTCGGGTTCACGACGGGAACGACCACGGCGGCTAGCTCGGCTGTGGTTGTGGTGGATACCACCTTGTTCACGGTTGGTCAGTGGCTCTGCATCGGCGGTGCCGGCAACGCGGGAAAAACGCTGAGCTTATTGACGCAGGTCACCGTGATCACCGGAACAACCTCAATCAATGTGTTTCCAGTTCCAACTGGTTCGTTGAGCAACGCGCCGATCGGCAATGCGAATCAGTTCAACCAGTTCCTTCCGCCGGCAACTCAGTTTGGGCCAGGTGCTCCGGTTGCCACTGCTCAGTCGATTGAGTGGGCGGCGGGGCTGTTCCGATTGTTCAATCCGGTAGCAGCACTCTCGCGCAATCTTTCCATCACGACAACGGCTGCTGCGGTAACCGGCACGATTACGGCGCGTGGATTTGACGTGCACGCTCAGGCGATGAGCGAAACGATCAACATCACGACGACGACTGCCGGAACATTCTACGGCAAGAAGGCCTTCAAGTATGTGGCCTCGGTCACGCCGAACTATACCGATTCGACCGGCAGCTATTCGGTTGGGGTGGGTGATACGTTCGGGCTTCCGATGAGGCAGGATCGTTATGAATATCTGAACTATTCATGGAACGGCATCAACAACATTAACCAGACCGGATTCCTTGCAGCCGTGACAACCAATCCGGCGACGGCGACTACAGGTGATGTGCGTGGTACGGTTCAAGTTGGTTCAGGCGGAGCGCTAACGGCTATTACAAACAGCGCGACGGCCAATGGCATTGCGCGTTTTATGGTTGTACAGACAATGCCTGTGTTCAACTGTATCGCTGGAACTCCGAACAACCCTGCGCCATTCTATGGGATAACTCAGGCCTAATCTTGCGGTTAGCCGCACCGAGCCCACGGATCCGGGCAGAGAAGGAAGAACGATATGAGCAGAGCTCGCCACAAAGAGCACCACAGAGCCTCAGGAGGCGGCATTGGTGGCCGTAAGGGTGAATGGGTTTCCGGCAACGAGGATGTCAAGAAAGAGGCCGAAGGCAAGGAACCTTATGACGAGGGTGACGAGCGCAAGCGCGGCGGCAAGGTCAAGAAGAAAAAGCATGAGATCCATGCTGAGGGCGAGAAGGCTCGTCATCGGATGGACCGTCCGAAGCGGGCTCATGGTGGCCGTGTAGGCTCTGACCGCAATCCGTTCAGCTCGGCGAAGAACCCATCGAAGGCGCCAGAACCTGATGTGGAGGATCGTCGGGGTTACAAGACGAGTCGCATCAAGGACGAACGCGACAACAGCAAGGGTAATCAGAATTGAGCCATGGCTAAGCTCACCAGCAAAGAACGAAATGCTCTGCCAGCGAAGGATTTCGGCGGACCACATAGAAGTTTTCCGCTGAACGATAAAAATCATGCCAGAAATGCGTTGGCGCGAGCAAGCCAGTTTCACCCGGAATTGAAGGCTCAAATCCGAGCCAAAGTACACCGCAAGTTCCCGGATATTAAGCTGGAAGACTAGCGGTCTGAACGAGGATCGCTATGGGACTTCCGATCGTATTCACCCGCACGTTGGCCGCAGCGTCCGCAAATAACATTTCCGTATCTCAAAGCCCTGGAACGGCGGCCATAACGATCACCGGATCGGCTGCGACGGGTGGTGTTGCTACGCTGGACACTCAGCGCCGGGTGATCATCACTTCAGGCGGCAACGATAGCGGCATCAACTTCACGGTGACCGGGACCAATCAGGCAGGATTTCCTATCTCGGATACGTTTGCTGGGGCAAACGTCGGCGCTGCACAATCCAATCTTGATTTTCTGACGGTCACGAAGATTGTTCAATCTGGATCTGTTGCTTCCACGATCACAGTTGGAACCAATGGCGTCGGTTCTTCGCTTTGGCAGATCATCAACTGGAATGCGGATCCTTCAAGCATTGGGTTTGTGGTTGAACTTCGTTCTGGGGCGGCAAACTTTACGCTTCAATACACGTTTGATGATCCAAACATCCTGCCTATGACAGGTGGTCTCAATGCGGCTGGATTAGCGTTTCCTTTGGCGCTCAATCTGGCGACGGTGACAAACTCCACAGCAACAGTGGATTCCGCGTTTTCGACGCCGATTTTGGCATTTCGTCTTCTGACTAATTCTGGAACTGGAACGCTTGTTTTCCGAGGCCTGCAAGCTGGGTTGGGCTCGCCATGAAAAAACTATCTGGGTTTCTTGGATTTTGTCTGGCGCTGCTATTGCCTGTTGTGGCTTTTGCACAAGGTGCAACACCGTCTGTTCAGATCATAACCGGAAAAGGAACAACTGGGCCTCTCAATCCATTTCCCACGTCATCAATTGGCCCGAGTGGCTATGTGCAAGGCGTGACGATCGCCAATGGTGGCGCGCGTGTTGCCCAAGATCCAACGCAATTGCTTTGGGACGACTTCCGAGGTGGTGGTGGGTCAGTTCCGACTGGTACATTGGACACAGTGTTCAACTGGCAAACTCCGACCACGGGAGGCACCGGCACGCCAACAGCGGCGAATAACCAGTTTGGTGCCACGTCGCTAGGTTCGGGTACCGGAACTGGCTTCTCTATTCTGAAAAGCCAAGAGGCATTCAAAGGCGTAAATCCTGGCTGGCTATACTTTCAGGAAAACAACAACTTTGAATTTCCGGTCTTGTTGAATGCGGTTCGTTTCTGGGGATTTGGTGTTTTTCCAACCACGCCAACTACTGCCGCGCCTTATACGGATGCCGAAGGATTTGAGCTAGGAACCGATGGTCATCTTCGCGCCGTGACTGCCACCAGCGCGGACGGCGTGTCTGCCGGAACTAGAACAGTAATTAACGATTTATCCCTGCCGTGCCCTTCGACCGTAACGGCAACTGGGAATGTGGTGTCCGGTTCTCCAACTTTGACACTCTCGCCTGTGGTTGTGGTCTCTCAATACGAGTTGGTGACGGGGCCAAACATTCCATTTGCCACAACCGTTACAGCAGTGGCTGGCGCAGCCGTTACGCTCAGCAGCAATGCGACGGCAACAAGTAACCAGGGCGTTTATACGTTCACCGGGCAATGTGCGCCCGGTCTTGTGGGACAAGTTGCTCAGCCGCAGGATGCAAATGTCCATGCCTATGTCATGTACCCTCGTGGAGATCGCATATTCTGGACGATTGACGGAATTGATAACGTTGTTGCGCAGACTTACAGCGGCGCTCCAGGACCCACCAACAATGTCATGAATGCCGCTCATTTGGCGGTGGGTAATACTCCGCTGTCGTCGGCTCTTATCAACATCAATGCGAGTGTGGTTGCTGACGCTGCTCGAAACCCGATTTACAACGGGTTCATTAGGGACCGCACCATCACATCGGCCTCTGGAGCGTCACAGCAATTATTCGCAGCTAATTTTCAGCGTCATTCGCTGACTATCGTCAACACCGGGAATGCAAGCTGCGGCGTCAATCCGACAGGTGGAACAGCCGCGATCGGAGGTGCCGGAACATTTACCCTTGCGGCTCTTGGTTCATATACGCCCCGCATTCCTGGTCGCCAAGCGGTAACTGTGATTTGCACTGCCGGCCAACCGATCTATGGGGATGAGAATTGAAAAAGATCGCATCGATTCTATTGCTGCTATGGACTTCGGTAGCCATGGCTGCGGATGTAACAAATCCGCAAAGCGTTGCCGGCACTCAGCGTGTTATCGGAACGCTTCGCGGCGCTAATTTCAATGTGGCGACAGATCAAGCCATCCCTATGGCAGTGGCCGTCTATCAGATTACGGGTATTGTTGTCACAAATTGTTCGGCATCATTGACTCTCGCTGTGGGTGGTTTTTATCCCACAACGGCCAAAGGAGGAACGCCTATCGTTGCCGCTACACAGATTTACAGCGCTCTAACTTCCGCTAGTGTTTTGCTCAATGCCACAGTTGCCGCTACTCCATTGGTTACCCGATTTGCGGTAACGCCGGTTTATTTATCTCTCACTACCGCACAAGGCAGCGCGGCTACTTGTGACGTTTACGTTATCGGCGTGGATCTGACATAGGTAAAAATGGCATCAAGCGGCACGTATAACTTTGCGCTAACGACTGGCCAAAGCGTAATTACCGCTTTTCGTCGGTGCCGAGTTTTTGCGCCTTCCTTCCGCCAAGACCACATGATGGCAGCTCGGGAGGAAATGAACCTTCTGTTTGTTGAATGGTCCAACAAGCAGGTTAACCTTTTCAAGGTAGTTCTGAACTCGATTCCGATGGTCCCTGGAACGCTGACCTATCCTATTCCGTCCAACGTGATAATGATCCTTGATGCCGTGATCTCGACCAATCAAGGTCAGACGACGCAACAGGACATTACCGTTACGCCGCTGAGCCGAACCGAGTACATGACGCTGGCGAGCAAGCAAATCCCTGGCAGGCCGACCAGCTTTTGGTTCAACCGGACGCCGCCGTCACAGACCGTGACCATGTATCCGGCACCGGATTCTAGCGGACCATTTTTCTTCAATTACTATGCCTGCCTTCAGATGCAGGACGCTAATCTTCCGGGAGGCGAGACACCGGATATCCCCTATAGGTGGCTGGACGCTTACATAAGTGGCCTTGCGCATAGGTTGGCTAGAATATACGCCCCCGATCTTGAGGATAAGCGCGCGAAAGATGCTATAGAAGCATGGCGAGTGGCAGCAACCCAAGATACGGAAAACGTCGCTCTATCACTCGCACCCTCAATCAAAACGTACTACCGGAGATGACATGAGAAAGCATCCCAAATACGCCAGAGTTGATTCGAACTCGCCCAGAGGATGGGCTACCTGCATGCGATCAGGTTTTGTGGGCCAAGAGCAAGACTTGATTGAGCAAGTCGAGTGGCGCGGCCTCAAGCTGATGCCGACCGGCATTCGAGCTCTTGAGCAATACATTGACAAACCGCAACGCCAGCTCGGAACGATCATTCTTTCGCCGGATTCGATTGGATTGGCTAATGCGCGGCCTGAGCAATATCCGATTGACGAGATTTGGCCTCGATTGTTGCAGGGCGGGCAGCCGCGATATCTGCAGCGCTCGGAATGCTCGCGATCGCTACAATCAAATCTGTATTTCAAAACGTCAGGAAATTTCTAGGTGGCTGCTGGCAATCCACAGCTAGGCGTATTCCAGGGCGGTCAGATGACCGATCTTCCGGCTTATTCCGGAGCCTTGGACGTGACGGCCTTGATGGAGATTGTCTCGCCGGGGAATGTTCTGAATGGGGTTAACTACAAGATCACGATCGCTCAACTGGCTCTGATTGTTGGAAGTGGTAGCAGCGCAGCACTTACGATTATCACGTCTGGAGCGTCCTATAATTCGGTTCAGACCGATACGCGGATTCTGGTCAATAAGACGGTTGGGTCTCCGACTACGGTAGCCTTGCTGGCTGGTTCAAGCTATTTCCAGCCTGTGTTAGTCAAGGATCTCAAGGGAGATGCCGGGACCAACAACATCACGGTGACGTTTCCGGGAACGTTTGATGGGATAGCATCACCACTGACGATCAGTACAAATTACGGGTGGATTTGGCTTAATCCTCTGCCAACTGGGAATTTTTATGATGCGGGTTAAGGCGCTTGTTCTCGGATTATTGCTGTCGCTAGGTGCCTCAGGCGCATGGGCACAGACGGGTTGCCAAGGTCAGCCAGCGGCGGGTGGAACATGCGGCAATCCCAATGCGACGGCTGGGCTACCCTCATGGGCAACCATGACAGCTCTCTTGGATCGCAATTTTGGCGGTCCGTCCGTTCAAGGCACGATGCTCAACCGCGGTGCATCAGTCTGGTCCGCAACTGCTACTCCCACACTTGGGTTAAACGGCGGTACCGGCGGTTCGCTTACCCTGAATGGGGCCACGTCCGGCTCAGCACTCATCAGCGTTCAAGCTGCGGCAGGAACTGGAACCATATTTCAGCTTCCAAATACCAATGGCATTGGCGGCCAGCAGTTGATTACGGATGGAGCGGGACATCTGTCCTGGAGCTCGGCGGGTGCTGGTACTGTCACAAGCGTTGGCCTCGCGTTGCCGGTAGCAATCTTCACCATTAGCAATAGCCCTGTCACGAATACCGGAACCTTGACCGGAACTCTGGCCACGCAAACTGCCAACACGGTTTGGGCTGGCCCGACTACGGGGGCCGCAGCAAGCCCGACCTTCCGGGCTTTGGTCGGTGCTGACCTTCCCAATCCCTCAGCAAGCACTCTTGGAGGCGTTCAATCTTTCGCTGCGGTCGGAAGCCAATGGATCCGGCAAATCTCAACCAGCGGCGTTCCTACGGCCTCCCAGCCTGCCTTTATAGACATCTCAGGGTCTGTTGCTGCGGCGCAGTTGCCAAATCCGACCGCTTCGACGTTGGGCGGTATCGAGAGTTTGGCCGCTGTCACATCGAAATGGATCAACACCATTTCAACGTCTGGCGTCCCCAGCGCGACGCAACCGGCGTTTTCCGATATTTCGGGTAATGCTTCGCTTGCCCAATTGCCATCGGTGGGTAACGGCACGCTGATCTCAAACATCTCTGGAAGCACGTCCACGCCTCTGGCGAATTCTCTGACATCAATCATTGATAGCGTGATCGGGGCCACTCAAGGGCAGGTTCTGTATCGGTCTGGAACTGTTTGGACTGCTCTGAGCCCTGGCACTGCTGGACAGGTTTTGACTACTGCTGGTGCTGCGGCAAATCCGTCTTGGACCTCAGTCGGTGGTACCGGCACGGTGACCAATGTGGCAACCAACAATGGTGTCACGGGTGGTCCGATCACGACCACCGGAACGATTGGCCTAGCCTCGATTTCAACCGGAAACGTTCTGGCCAATACATCGGGTATCTCGGCAGCTCCAAGCGCTACTACTCCGACCTCTGTTTTGGATGTGATTGGATCCACTCAGGGTAGTGTTCTTTACCGAGGTGCCTCAGTCTGGACGGCTTTGACGCCGGGAACGAATGGGCAATTCCTGCAGACGACCGGGGCGGGTTCTACGCCACAATGGAATACGGCGGTTACCGGGCCTGGGTCCGCTGTTTCAGGGCATATCGCCACGTTCAATGGAACGAGCGGATCAATCATTCAGGATGGAGGAATTCCTAATACAGGGGTTCGTGAGGCTATTTTAGCCGGTAGTGTTGACACTACAGGATTTCCAAATTTTTCCGTCATTGGATCCGGCCTCAACGTCAATCTGACTGCTACGGCTACACCTCTAACGATGTCATTCGCTGCTGGGTTTAATGCCGTGGTGGGGCCGGTTGATTTTGTCGGACAACTCGCGGCCGATACAACCAGCTATTGGGCGTCATTGCCATCTAACCAATATTCATTCTTGTCTGTTGATCGAAACGCAAGCACTGGTGCGCTTACCGCAACGCAAACGCTGATGCCTCCACAGCGAGGAGCAGTATTCTATTCTCCTCGGCAAGCTCTCTTGCACTTCGACGCATCGACCTTTGCTGATGACTGGGGCAATACTTGGGTTGGGGTTGGTGCCGGGCTGACGTTCACCGCGCCTTGCGCAAAATTTGGAGCATTAGGCATCAATATAACTGGTACGAGTACATACGTTCAGACCACGAGCATATTCAATCCAGGCCTTGGCAACTGGACCATGGATGTCTGGGCAAACATCAACAGCAATGTTTCACAGAGTATATTCTCGGTTGGCAATTCTTTTGGGGTGTATCTAGCCACCAATGCCAGCGGCAAATTGATCTTGTTTTTGAGTAGCGGTGGCGCGTCTTGGGACATTTCCCCCGGTACATCCCCAGGTGCGACCACGGTTACGACAGGAGCTTTCCATCACTTCGCACTCGTTTTTAATGGAGCATCCTACGTCGCTTATCTTGACGGGGTGGCGCAGCTAACGGTCTCCAGTTCGACAAGGGTGTGGCCTGATGGTGTGGCCATGGCGGTGGCGGGCCAAGTTGGTGTGGGTGCCGGAACGGCCGGATGTTTTGATGAGTTTGATTTCGTACCCTTTGCCCGCTGGGTAGCAAACTTCACGCCCCCCGTCGCGGCCTATACGGTCTCTGGGGATTGGTTTGACAGCAACAAAATGGTTATGAATACCGCAACTGGGGCCGGTCCTACATGGTCAACGGTGCAGCGGCTCTATGTGGCCGAGGCCCAGGCAGGAGCATCTACCATAACCGCTGTTTATGATTATAGCGCCTCTCATCAATATACGGGGTCTGATTTTGCGGTCAGTGGAGCGGGCAAATTACGCATTGGTAATCACGTCATATATGCAGAAGGAACTCCGCAGTTCATAACTGGAAGTACGCCTGGAACAGCATGCACGACAGTTCCTGCCTGCACTATTGGATCACCTGTGACGTGGGTAATGACTCCCTCTCAGGTGCCTCCTGATGCCAAGTGGTTCGACATTCAGATCAATGTTTTCCATGCGGCTATTGGAGGCACAAATCCTGGAAATTCCGATTGCACACTTCAAAGTCGTATTCCCATCGGAACTGTCCAAGGATACATAGCGCTTGGTGCTGAATACAACAATTACTCGGGATTTGGAGCGGTAACCAACACATCCGCCTTCAACGAGAGCGCTGGCACTATTGCTAGATTTCCGGTTCTGAATGGAGTGGCTGCGTTCGAGACATCAATCGGGGGCGGCACATGCACAACTGGTGGTACCAACAATCAGGCACGGATTGTGACCGGCATTCTAATCGGCTATGAAATGCCATGAATGGAGGTTGATACTATGCAAGTATACGCTCTTGTTTTCCTGATTTTTGGTACCGATGCACAGACTGGATTGCCTCCCGCTTGTAACTTGAGCTTGGGAGACGCTACCCAGCGGGCAAGCCAACAACTCGCTGCCGTTCGATCGGAAGCGGCGGCGCCTGGAGCGGCGGCAAAAGATCGTGTGTATGCCGTAGTCGCCCCACAATATCGCGTGCCGCAATGCATGCCATAATCCTGATCGGGTACGACATGCCATGAGTTTAACTTGGTCTCAATTCACAACGCAGCTAGCCAATTTTCTGGTTGTGCCGGTCAATGACCCGAATTTCATTACAGCGTTGCCATCAATTATTGATGACGCAGAGCAAATGTCATACCGCGATCTTGATTTGCTCAATACCGTGTTTCGGGATTCATCGGCTAGTTTGACCGCAGGAAATCGCAACTTCGCTGAGAATGCCTCTGGCACAAACGGTCCTTTTTTGGTTACCCAGCAGTTGAACGTGATTACGCCTTCAGGAACATCAAATCCAGATAGCGGGACGCGCAATCCATTGCTGCCGGCCAGCAAGGAAATGCTGGATGTGCTGTATCCAAGCAATACTGGCGCTGGAGTCCCGGTCTATTTTGCTCCGATCAACCAGAACAACTTCATCGTGGCCCCATGGCCCGATCAGAACTACACGGTTGAGGTCGTCGGGACACAGCGACCGGCCCCGCTGAGCGCGTCGAATACGACTACTCTGCTTTCAACATATTTCCCGGATGTTTTTCTGAATGCGGCGCTCGTTATGGGCGCGGGGTACCTCAAGAACTTTGGTGCTGCGGCGGATGATCCTCAATCCGGTGTTACGTGGCAATCGAAGTATGACAAGTCGCTGAAATCGGCTACGATCGAGGAGATGCGAAAAAAGTTCCAATCCGAGGCGTGGTCATCGAGTTCGCCAACTCCATTAGCGACGCCACCAAGGACATGAAATGGTAGATCCGGTAACGGTTAATCGTGGTCTTGCTCAACCAACCCGAGGCTCGGATGTTGGAACGTGGGATGTTCCAAATAATGGAAACTTCGGGCTGCTTGATACGATATTGGGCGGGGTCTCATCGATTGCGGTATCGGCTGGTGGAAATGCTCTTACGCCAACGCAACTCGCCAATGGCACGCTGAGCATAACCGGAACTCTATCAAGTCCGACCAGCATAAATTTTCCTGCAAACATTCAAGGCTGGTGGTCTATTTACAATTTGACCCAAGGTACCTTTCCTCTGCTTGTGGCGGCCGGGACTGGTACCAATGTTATATCGGTCCCTCCCGCTGAGATCACCGATATTCAGGTAAACGGTAATAGTGTTTTTTTCCGAAATCTCGGTCGTATCGGGTCGTATCTGGATTATGCCGGGACTGCTGTTCCGTCGTGGGTATCTAATTGCACGGTGCCACCTTATCTAAATTGCGACGGCTCAACGTTCAGTGGCGGAACATACCCGTATTTGGTCGGAATTCTTGGAGGAACCACGCTTCCTGACTTGCGCGGCCGAGCCCGATTCTATCTCAACGGAGGGACTGGGCGTATCACCACGGCAGTATCCGGCATTAACGGCGACGTTGTTTTATCAACGGGTGGAGATCAGAATCTTTTTACTCACTCTCACAGTGTGGTTGGAGTTTCTGGCGCAGATAATCAACCTCACGACCACGGTCTACCTAGTGTTATAGTAGGTAGTGGATCTGCAACTGGGACAAGCGGAGCCTCGTTTACTACCCCTTCAAGTGCTATTAACCTAAACACGCAAGTAACCGGATTCCCACTTCAACAGCATAACCACAACATCAATTTTGCCAGCCAGACGGCGGGTGCGGGCAATTCGCAAAACATGCCTCCTACGCAAATCTCTGGGATCTGCATGATCCGGGCTGGGTGAAATGCCCTTCGGCTCAGTAAAACTCATTCCCGGCATTAATGTTGAGCGTACACCGACGCTCCTAGAGGCAGGCTATGCCCAATCACAACTGATCCGCTTTAGAGATTCGCTGGCGCAGAAGCTAGGTGGCTGGCTGCAGTTCTTCGTATCGGCCGTTTCTGGAGTTCCACGCGATCTACACGCATGGGCGGATCTCAACGCGGTCAATCATCTGCTTGTGGGCACCACGACAAGTTTGGATGTGATCACGAGTGGTTCACTTCAGGACATTACACCACAGACGCTAAAATCAGATTTTGCGCCGAACTTCACGACGATCATCAACACGCCAACCGTCACGGTGATTGATCCCAACATTTCCAACGTCACGATAAACGATTCGGTTCTATTCAATACGCCGATTTCAATTGGCGGGTTGATCCTGTCGGGTATCTATTCGATTACGACGGTCGTAGGGATTCACTCCTACACAATCACCGCAAAGAAAAATGCCACGGCTAGCGTCAACAACGCCGGCATGGTGCCATTGTTCACCACCACGAATGGAAGTTCAATCGTCACGGTGGCGCTTACCGCTCATGGCATAGCAGCGGCTGGCGTAACGGTCGTGTTTCCGATTGCAACGAGTGGAAACAATGTCACCATTTTGGGAGCCTATACCGTCAGTTCGGTAATCGATGTAAATCAATTCACGATTACGGCTTCTACTCGTGCGAATGCTGGCAGTTCGTTTTCTATGAACGGTGGCAATGCGGAGTTACTGTATTACATCGCGATAGGACCGCCTCCGATTGGAGTTGGCTATGGTCTTGGTGGGTATGGGCTTGGCGGATACGGAACGGGTGTTGTCCCGCCCAATCAAACCGGAACTGAGATAACCGCAACCGACTATACGTCGGATAACTGGGGCCAGATCGCGCTGGCGTGCCCGGAGAATGGCGGTATCTACTATTGGGATCCATCGGGCGGTTTCACGAATGCATCGCTGATTACGTCTGGACCTGTGTTCAACCGGGGTATTTTTGTTTCCACATCTCAGCAAATCCTGATCGCATTCGGATCAACCGTTGATGAGACAATCGGCGGCGGAATCGGCATCCAGCAGGATCCCATGCTGGTGGCATGGTGCGATGTCGGAAACTTCTTCCAGTGGCAAGCCCTTACGACAACACAAGCCGGAAACTTCCGTATCCCCATTGGATCCATGTGCGTAGGTGGGATGGCGGTTTCCAATCAGAACCTGATCTGGACTGACCTTGACCTCTGGGCGATGAATTACATTGGCTATCCGAATACTTACGGGTTCAATAAGATCGGGGCTGGTGCTGGACTGGCCTCAAGCCATGCGGCGATGCAACTCCGTGGCGGCGTCTATTGGATGGGAAAATCCAACTTCTATTCCTATACTGGAAGTGGGGTTCAGGTGATCCCATGCCCAGTCTGGGATTTCGTGTTTCAGAACCTCAATACGGCGTTCATTCACAACGTTCGCGCGATGCCAAATACGCCATTCAACGAGGTTGGATGGGCATTCCCGTCAAATGCCAGTGTAAGCGGCGAGAACGATTTGTATGTGAAGATGAATATTACCGAACCGGGAGCACCTTGGGATTACGGGTTATTGCCGCGCTCGGCTTGGATTGATCAAACTGTTCTGGGACCGCCGATCGGGGCGGTGTCTGGAGGCGTAATTTACCAGCACGAAACCAGCCCGGATGCAGCAGGGCAGCCGTTGGTTTGGTCTTGGACTACAGGTTATTTCCGTATCGCAGAAGGCGAGGAATACGCCTTCGTTGATCGGATCCAACCGGATTGGAGGTGGGGCACGAGTGGAGGTCCGCAAACCGCACAAATCCAAATGACGTTCAACGTCACGAACTACTCCGGTGACCCACCTGTCGCATACGGACCATATACGATTACGCAATCTACAGAATTTATCACGACTCGATTCCGCGGTGGATTGATGAGCATTACATGCTCTGGATCGGATCTTGGTAGTTTCTCCAGATTGGGATATATCCGATATCGCTATAGACCAGATGGACGGCGATAATGGCTGATGAATTAGGCGGTGATGCAGCTTCGCAAGGCCTCAAGGATCTCAACACCACTCAGCAGAGCGGTGTCCGATACCTAGGTTTGATCATCCAGGCGCTTCAGAAAGCGTTCATTCAGTTCGGTGGCAAGACAACTTCGGCCACCTCTGGCGCGGCTAGTGCACTTCCTGCTACCCCTGCAGGCTATGTTGGTATAACCCTTCCTGATGGAACGATAGGCAAGATACCGTTTTACAACAACTGAGCGCTCATGCCCCTGGAAAAATCAGCCTCGAAACCTGCCTTTGTTCGCAACCTCAAGGCTGAGATTGCGGCCGGAAAACCTCAGGATCAGGCCCTTGCGATCGCATATTCGGTGAAACGAAAAGCGCGCAAAGATGGCGGTAAGGTGCATGTAGGACCAATCATCGGTGATACCGGTGGGCGAGCTGACAAAAGGCCAATGCATGTGCCTGATGGTGCATACGTACTCACATCGGATTTGTGCAGTGCTCTCGGAGAAGGCAATACATTGGCTGGGTTTAAGCACTTGGCGAAGATGTTTCCTAAAAGCGCAAAAGCTCATGAGGAGGGTTCTAAAGCTGACCCTGTCAAGCGTGCCTCTGGTGGCAAAGTTCCGATTTATGCGGCTGATGGTGAGTGGGTCGTGGACCCATCGGATATCAAGGACCGATGGGGCGATCTAGACACCGGGCACAAAATCCTTGATGCTTGGCAGACTTCAGAGCGTCAGAAACATATCCACACGCTAAAACATCTTGACCCTCCAGCACAGGATTAACCTATGGCAGAAGTCCCAGTCGTATTCGTGAATAGTGTTGCGGTCTCAGGTTTTGGTAATGGCGTTTGCAATTTTGCGTTCAGTACAGCAAACTTTCTTCCGACCAAAGATGGCAAGGTTGAACTCGCCGAAACCATCACGGCCAACCTCCGCATGGACTTGCTGTGCGCTCAGCAACTTCATGATTCCTTGGCAAAGATCATTGCGCAGCAAACTAGCAAGCCTGATGCCTTGGACATGAATTGATGCTGACCACCGTCCCTGCGCCGATCGTCCGCCTCGCCTCCAAGTCCGAGGAGGCTGAAATCATGGAGATGTGCCGGGAGATTCATGCCGAGAACGGCTTGGTATCAATGTCCGAGGAGAAGGTGAAAGCGATGCTGAATCGCGCCTTCAACCGAGAAGGTGGGATTATCGGGCTAATCGGGGCACCTGGCTCGCTTGAGGCCATCATCATGATTGTGATGACAAGCTTTTGGTCAAGTGAGGAGACGCATCTGGAGGAGCTTTTTTCTTACGTGCGCAGGCCGTTTCGGCGGAAGTTCAACGGGCCGGATATGCCTCACGCCGAGGCTTTGGTGAACTTCGCCAAGAAATGCTCCGATGATATCGGGGTGCCGCTAGTCATAGGCATCATTACGAATAACCGGATGGCTGGGAAGGTCAGGCTTTACCGCAAGATCCTCGGTTATCCGGCGGGGGCGTATTTCGTGGTTAACCCGAAATGGATCAACGGTAACGACTTGACCAACGAAGACTTTTGGAAAACGCCCTTTCCAAAAGATATTCAAGATGATAAACGACAAAAGAGAGAGCGCCATCAGGCATATTTGGCCAAATCATCAGCACGGCACCGGGGATAGCATTTCCCTACCTGCTATAAGGACGGTTCCTTATGTGTGGGATTAGAGATGGCAAATACGGACTAGATTTCGACCGTGTAAATGAAGTTATCTCTTATGAGCCAGAGACCGGAATTTTTCGGTGGAAGGTCAAGCTCAGTGATCGATCACCAATCGGCAAAAGAGCTGGTGGATATACTAGCAGCGGGCATTGGCGGATTAAGGTTGATGGCCATTATTATTTGGCCCATCGATTAGCTTGGCTCCTGTCGCAGGGCGTATGGCCGAGAGATGAAATTGACCACATCAACCGAGTCAGGGATGACAATCGATTAGCCAACCTGAGGGAGGCTTCTCACTCGCAAAATCATGCTAATTGCGGGCTGCGGCAAGACAATACCTCGGGATACAAAGGAGTACAGTTCAGCAAACAGAGAGGTAAATTTATTGCTTTAGTGGTCAAGCACGGGAAGAGACATCATGTCGGCTTCTTCGACGATCCATTTTCGGCCCATTTAGCCTATCTCGCCAAAGCAAAGGAATTGCATGGTGAATTTCATTCTTCGGGGGCTTAAATGTGTGGAAAGGGGTCCAACACTTCAACAAGCTCAAGCACTACCTCAGCCGCTCCGCAGGCTACATCCGCCTATCAGGCCCTTCTTGATCGCGCTCAAGGCGTCGCTGCTACTCCCTATCAGGCCTATACGGGCGAACTAACCGCCCCGATCAATTCCCAGCAGCAGGCGGGTATATCGGGCATCAACGCTGCCTCTGGGCAGGCTCAGCCGGCAATCAATCAGGCGCTTGGGTTGGCGGCGGGTGCTGCTAATCCGCTTACTGCCGCACAGATCCAGCAATATCAGAATCCCTATACGCAGAACGTCATTGATGTGACGCAGGCGCAATTCAATAATCAGAACGCGCAGCAGCAGCAGCAACTGACAGGGAATGCCATTTCCCAAGGTGCGCTGGGTGGAAACCGTGTCGGAGTGGCGCAGGCCAATCTTGCCGGACAGGAGGCGCTTTCTCAGGCTCCAGTTATCGCTGGGCTCTACAGCAATTCATACCAGCAGGGGCTGGCTACGGCTGGACAGCAATTCCAGCAGAATCCCTTGGCTGCGGCCGGATCGATCGCAAACTTTGGGTTGGCTGGACAGAATGCGGCATTGACCGGCGCTGGAGCTCAGCTTGGGGCAGGCACCGTACAGCAGCAGACCCAACAGCAGATTGATGCCGCGAATCAGGCCGCGTATTCCCAGCAGCAGGCCTATCCGTACCAGCAGACACAATGGCTGGCTGGGCTTGATACCGGGGTGGGGCCTGGCTTGGGCTCCAGTTCGACCGGCCAGACGACAGCGCCAGCCCCGAATCAGCTTTCCCAGTATGCGGGACTGGGCTTGGCGGCGGCTTCGTTCCTGGCCCGCGGTGGCCGTGTCAGCCTTGGCGATGTCCAGCATTTCGATGGCGGCGGTGTCGCCAAATCGCCTTAGGGCAATGCACCGTCATGGATCCCCCAAATCAGCCTTGGGAATGCCGCGCCTCATGCCGGTAGCGCTCCAGGGGCGCCGAGCAATACCGCTCCGACGTTCGATTATTCCAAGATCATTGCGGCGAATAACAAGGATTCCAACGGGCTATTGAGTGGCCCGTCATATGGCGGCGGTAATGTCCTGACGGATTCCTATGGCGGTTCCAGTTCTAGTCCATTGCCAGGGTTGAGCGCTGCGGATTACGGCGAGGGATTCGCCCGCGGTGGTGTAGCTGAATATGCCGATGGTGGCGCACCAGACGATCCATTTGGAGACCAGAACAGGGCAATTGCGTATGATATGCTGCGTAAAGGTCAAGGCGTTCAAACGCCGGTTGCGGAAACGCCAAATCAAGGCGTTGCGGCGGCGCCGGTATGGAACCCGGATCAGCCGTATCGGATGCCGGATCAAGCCGCAGTGGATGACTGGCGCGCAGGCAACCCGTTGCCGGGCTCTGGCGTGGCTCCTGCTGCGTCTAATGATGATGACGAGCCTTTGCCGCCTGAGATCACGGGCAAGCCCAGCGGGGCTCCCACAGGCGCTGCGGATGGTTCAGCCATGGCATTTGCGCCGGGTGTTGGATCTGCGGCGCCGACCACCAATCCGATGGGAGCGACTTGGCAGCCTGTCAGCCAACCACCCACTGATAACGGCGGCGGTCTGGGGCTGTTTAACATGTCCCACAACGCCCGCTCTGGGTTGTTGGCCGCAGGGCTCGGAATGCTGGCGTCTCGATCGCCGAATCTCGGTAATGCGATCGGCGAAGGTGGCTTAGCCGGGATGTCATCATATGGTGCTGGTGAGGAGCGCGATCGCAAAGTGGCTGAGGAAGCCGCGAAACTGTCTCGTGAGGCCCAGCAGCATGCGGAGGAAATGAAACTCAAGACCGATACCTTGGGCGAGAATATCCGGCACAACAAGGCGGTTGAGGAAAAGGAATACAAACCGTCTTGGAGCGTCATCAGCGAGGCTGTTGATCCAGACACTGGTTTGGCCAAAAAGACCTATGGATGGGTGGATCCGAACAAAAAGGTAATCACGGATTCGTCTGGAAAGCCGATCGCGGCTAGTACGTCCCCGACGCCACCTTCAACGGCACCGACAGCCGCTAATCCTGATGCGACTGGCGACGAATTTCTAAAGAGCGTTCCGCCAGCAAGAGCGGCGCGGGCTAAGATGATCGGGGACTATGAAGAAAGCCCGTCCGATCTGCCTACGCGCGGTGGCGTGAGAGGGGCGGCGGTCGCTGATGCCAAACGGTACAACAAGGATTTCAACGAACAGAACTACGCGGCATCACAGCGCGCATACAACAATTTTGTAGGTGGACCTGAGGCTAGAACGGTTCGCTCCCTCAATGTGGCCACGGACCATTTGGATACGCTGCGTCAAGCGGCGGCGGCTCTGAAAAATGGACAAATCCCAATCGTCAATTCCTTGGTGAACAAATACCGGGAGATGACGGGTTCTCCGTTAACGACGAACTTCGATTCGATCAAGCAGGCGGTCAGTTCGGAAATTGCCAAGACGATTGTTGGAGGTCAGACAGCGCTCCAAGATCGTGATGAAATGTCCAACCGGGCTCGTAATGCTGATTCGCCGGATCAGCTTTTTGGCATCTTCGATCAGTTCACCAAGCTTATGGGTGGCCAGATGAAGGGCCTCCGTCAACAATACGAGAGTGGTACCTACAGGAAGGATTTCGACAAGTATCTGTTGCCATCCACCAAAAAGGCGATTGATGCCGTTTCCAAGGATGTAGAGCCAACCTATGAAAAGCCAAAGGCACCGGATGCGGCGGTTGCAAAGCTGAAAGCTAATCCTGAATTGGCACCCGCATTCGATCAGAAATACGGTGTCGGCGCGTCCCGTCAATATTTGGGCCAGTGATGAAGCATCATCCACAGAGCACGGCAGCGGAGAGGTTCAAGCGGTTGATCGCTTATGACCCATTGGCTGGACTGCACAAGCCTGAGCATAAAGCCAAGCGTGCTGACGGTGGCAAAGCTCGAAAGCCTCGGTTTGCTGATTTCCGACGCTCGGAAGACATTGAGGATAGGCGCAACGACAAAACTCCGGTTGTGCCTCAGGGTGCGGGATACGTGCGTGAGCCGTGGCAGAGTGAACAGATTGCCGCGACGAACGATGATAATCCATTGGCGAAAGGCTTGGGCATCCAGGACATCTACAACAAGCGAGCTGAGGGCGGTCGTGTCCACATGGCAGACGGAGGCTCGCCGAATCCGTTTGACGACTTTGATAACCAGCATACGAGCGCGCCAGCATCAAATCCGTTTGACGATTTCGACACCCCTGCGAAAACTGCGCCATCTGGCGGAATTGCCTCGTATCTTCCGAAGGCAATCACAGATGTTCCGCATGAAATGTACCAAGCTGGTGCCGAACAGATCGGAAATATCAAAAATGCATGGAATGAAAGGCATGCTCGTCACGAGGCTCAAGCAGCCAAGGATAGCGGTCCTAATGCCTCGTTCTTCGATCCGGGAGCCATGGTCAACTCATTGAATGATGTAGCCGACACCGGAAAGATGGTGCTTGGCGCGGCTTCAATCATTCCATCAACATTGATTGCTGGCCCGGCAAGATCATTGATAGGCCATCCCTTGGCCGATGCCGAGCACTTGGTCGGATCAATCATTAATCCCCAGCAGGCTGCCAAGGATAACCCTGAGCAGATGTACCAGACTGCCAAGGGTGATGTGGACACGGCGCTATCCGCTGCTAGGCCTCGTGGGTTTACACCTCGTGGTCCGATATCAACGCCGGCTCCAGTCGCGCCGGGTACCGTAGCCAACACTCAGGCTGCAGACGAATTCGGCATCAAACTGTCGCGAGGGCAAGCAACGGGGGATCTGGATACGATCCGCTATGAAGATATGGCGGCGCGAGGGGCTTATGGGCCAGAAGCTCAAAAGAAAGCGGCTGACTTTTTCCAGAAGCAATTCGAGGATACGCAAGCAGGAGGACAGGCGGTAGGCCAGCAGACGGCTAGAATGGCCCCTGTGGTTGATACGCCTGCGGATGCAGCCTCAACTGTTGGCTCGGAAGTTTCAGACCGCGCTGCCCAAGCCAGGGCATTACAGACCCAGACAGAGCAACAGGCAGCGACCGAGGCTGAATCCCAGCGCGGCATTCTGTCGGATCAAAATCGCGCTCTGAGTGATGCCATAAGGGGAAGTTCGCTTCCGATTGCCAATCCAACCGAGGCCGGTGAAGTCGTCGGGGCCAATGTTCGACAGGCCGCGGCTGAAAACCGCGCCGAGTTTCAGGCTCGATACAGAGAATTTGGAGAGTTACCCGGTGAATTCCGTGCGGATGCTGTGCGCGGCCTAGGAACGCGTGTCCGCAATGAAATTGGCGGGGGTGATAACCCGATCATCATTGATGATCAGCTTACGCCCGCAGCTTCTCGGGCCATTCAGGCTCTGGATGATATGTCGGCGCCACGCATCCAAAACCGTGCCAGTCCACATGCTGAGCCCAATCCTGATGAAATCACTGGCGTAAATCTCCGCGGCATTGATCAGATGCGGAAAAAACTGGTGGCCTATTATCAGGCTGCTAGGACCAATCCTACCGATGCACGAGCCGTTCAGGGAATCATCCATGGTTTCGATGGCCAGGTTGAGCGCGCCATTACAGAAGGGTTGTTCTCTGGGGACCCGAGGGCTCTGGAAGCCTTGCAGGAAGCACGGGCATCCTATTCCAGGTATCGGCGGACATTCAGCCCTCAGGGCGCTGGTGATGATGTAGGAACTGCCATGCGCAGGATAGTGGAGCGTAATGCTACGCCGGAAGAAACCGCCAATATGATCATTGGATCGGGAAAAATCGGTAACTCCGGTTTGCCGGTTCGGATCGCCGATCGTCTTGAAAACGTGTTGGGGGCGGATTCGGATAGCTGGAGCGCGCTACGGCAAGCCATGTGGCAGAAGGCGTCACAGGTCCGTAATTCCGCAGGCGTTGTGGATCCGGCCAAATCTGCGCAGAGCATCAATGATTTTACCGGAACGACGCTGGCGCAGCGCATGTTCACCCAGCAGGAGCGCGCGGCGATGCGGGCTCATGCCCAAGGCATCCAGGATCTTGACCGGAACATTGAGCAGCTACCGGCTACCCGGACCGCAGAGCGTACACGACAGGCCTATCAGGATACATTTGGCGGGGCCGATCTAGGCGGTGCTCCGAAGGCTGTCTTTCAAAAAATGGTGCAAGGAACGGCTACACCTGAGGAAATCGCGAATGGTGTCTTCAAGGTTCTTGGTGCTGGTAATCCCGGCCATGTCACACGAGCACTACAAGCCATCGAGCGCATCGTTGGGCCGAATAGCGACGCCATGGGAGCGATTAGGCAAGGCGTATGGCAGAAGCTCACCCAAGCAGCCGCCGGCAAAGATCAGCCGGGAGCTCAAAAGGCCATGCAGGCAATCAATGAATTTCTGAATGGATCGGGAAAGACCATCGCCGAACAGCTTTACTCGCCATCTGAACTGGCACTGATGGATCGTTACCAGAAGGCCTTGAAGCTTACTATCATCCCGAAATATGCTAGAACCAATTCGGATACGGCTCCAGCTTTATTGGCCGCAGTTCGTAAATACGCAGGTATGGTTGGATCAGCTCTTGGCGTTGTCGGGCTTGGCGGGGCAGAAGGCGGCTTGTCGGGATATGCGGTTTCAAAGCTTTTGGATAAAGGCGGGGAGAAGTTTCTCGCGGCTCGTCAATCCAAGAAGTTGGAAAATTCACTGAATAATGTTGTACCTCCACCTGTTAAACCCACGTCTCCTCCGTCAGTGAAATCAGCGCGTATTCTTCCGTTGAGTGTCCAGCCGGGATATAGAGGCCCCGGCCTTAGCGCCCTGCAAGGCCCCGTGCCAGCAGGCGCCGATGAGAAACAGAAACGCCCCGGTGGGATAGGGCACGCATAACCATACGATTACGAGGTAAATTAATATGACCTTCATTCCGTATCCTTCGGGATCTGATCCAAAATTCGAAGCCTGTATGCCGTTCATCCTCAAAGAGGAGGGCGGCTACTCCAACACTCCAGGAGACCATGGAGGCGCTACGAATTTCGGCATCATCCAGTCCGAGTACAATATTTTCCGGCATTCGCTAGGTTTGACACTCCAGAGCGTTCGACTGATATCAGCCGACGAATACAGAACGATCTATTGGCAAAGCTATTGGCAGCCGCATTGTCCAGAATTGCCTGCGGGCCTCAATCTGAGTGTATTCAACATCAACGTCAACGGTGGTCCAGGACGAGGTACGAAACTCCTACAGAAGTGCCTCGGAATAACTGTAGATGGCGTATGGGGTGTATTCACCTCGCAAGCGGTACGCAATGCAGTTGATGATAATCTGATTCGAAATATTATCGTTTCATTTCATGATGACGAGCGTGCCTTCTATCAGGCCATCATTAATCATGACCCAAGCCAGCACAAATTTGCATCGGATTGGTTTGGTCGCAATGATCGCTGCGAGAAGTTATCGCTTTCCATGTTTGACGCTGGGGCTGCCAGCGCATGAAACGCCAACTCGCCTTAGCCGCGATCGACACTGCCTTCTGCGATGGGATCAAGCTGATTTACGAGCGTCTGGTCAGCAACATGAGTGAGCAATCCCATGAGGTGGCTAACGCTGAGTTCACGCGAGGTTTGGATATTAGGCATACGGCATATTCCAAGGCTCGCGCATTGATTGAAGCGTTTTTCCCGGAGGGACAATGATCAGGATAGCCGCATTTCTTCTTCTCACCACCTCGGCCTTTGCTGGAGACCGGATCTATGCCGATCCGCGCTGTGATGGACCTAGCAGGTATGATGCCATGCGAGAGGGTGCGGACTGCTCAAATCCTCCGCAGTGCGGCATCGTGGTTTGGGAGACAAACCCCCATTGCCATTACATCAAGCTGGATCCACGCAATGCTGCAAGCGATGGTGCGTCACCATATTCTGGGCATGGGCACTGATAGGAGATCGTCATGAAGCCTACCGCTGAACAAATCAAGGCGGGCTGCGCGAGCGCCAAGGAGCAGATTCCATTCATGTATCGGCATATGGTTTCTGATGCCGAGATTGAGAGTTTTGTTACCAAGATTTTGACCGCGGCATTGGCCGCACCAACCGCAGGAGCATAGGACGTGGACGATAAAACTAGGAATATGATCATCACGATTGGAACCGGCATCATCAAAAAGGCGGCGATTGTGCTCGGGACAGCTCTTTCAACGCATGGCATTATCAGCGGGAATCAAGTTGAGACATTTGCCGCGGCAGCGGTCGCTCTCGTGCCGATTATTGTTTCGCTTTGGCAGGATTATGGAAAGGCGATTATCCTTTCTCAACTTGAAGTTCTGAAGGCAAAATCCCTCGCCCAAGCGGCAAAGCTCAAGGATGCCGGATTGCCTCCAGTGACTGCGATGCAGATCGCTATGGAAAGCACCAAGGTCACGCCGGCAGAAGTCGTCAAGACCGTTGCGACCCTTCCGCCTGAGATCCAAGCCAATGTGGCACCGGTAGTGGCCAATGTGGTCAAGATCCTGATCGCCGCCCTGGTGCTGTCATTTCTTGCTGGACCTGATCTGGCAAAAGCTCAGATCAAACTGAAGCCACTGACCGGCAATATTGGCAATGACCTCGGCATCACTTCGCCGTCTGGCAGATCATCAAATGCGCTGGATTCGATCGCTACCGTGCTTGCCAAGCCATTTCAGGATATCGCCAACTTCATCGGTGAGGATGCTGATGGCGCGGTGGCTCTGGCCACAGCTATTCCGAACCTGCAGGATGGCCATGGCCAACAGTGCTGGATTGCGATGCAGTCGTTCGGTGCCATCATCAAGGCTCATCCGATCCCGATCACGTTCCATGTGATCAACGATTACGAGAGCCTGCGGTTGCTAGGCATTGCGACGAACAACCTCTGCTCCAATGTGCACTGCACACAGGTCTTTGCGGACTTCTCGGCCATGGCAACCGCAGCGTCTCCGATGCCGCTCGCCATTCCATCTCTGCACGATCTGTGCACCAAGGTCCCACAGATCGCCGTAGTACCTCCTATTACGCTCACTGATACGACTAAGGGTGTCACCACACCAGCGCCAGCCCCTGCGCCAGAAACCTCACCAGCGACCGCGCCAGCCCCAGCAAAGCCATGAACAGAGACACGATCAAGTTTATTGTTGGAGCGATCTTGGTCGCTGCGTTGATATGGAGCGCATTTGCATGAGCGATCAGCAATATGTGATCTGGCGATTTGTGGCCCATGGTGATGAGATCACCCGATTGATCATTGCGGCTACCTGTAAGACCGGCGGACAAGTCGCGCATGCTGAGGCGATCATGCGCGGAGGGACGATCATCGGCGCATTCGCTGAGGGCGGCGTGCAGGAACGCAAACTCGACTACGACGGTGGCAAGTTCGAGTTCGAACAACTCATCGCCATTCCGGTTACTGGTGAAGTTCAAGCAAAGTTTGAGCATTACTTGCGAGCGCCGACCGTCTTCGGCGAGAAATACGACTACATCGGGCTGTTCGATTTTGTGCAGCTCTTTGGCGACTGGCATCAAAGCCACAAGGTATTTTGTTCGTGTCTCATCACTGATGCGGCGCGGTGTGAAAACATGATCTTCAAGCACGCGCTCCCGATCCATGCACATGGTGTCAGTCCGGTCATGCTCCAGGAAATGGCGCTGGCTCGGGATGACGCGATAGTTATTACGCGTGACGATCCTATTTTCAAGGCGCACATCTCCGCGGTGGAGAAGATCGGGGCGTGACATGGTGTCCGGCGATTTTCTGTCGCTTGGCCTTCATTTGGACCTCATTATTGCTGGATCTTCAGGCGGCATTTGTGGCGCGTATGCAGATCGAAAAGCCAGACCGCTTGATATCATAGGTAGCATAGTGGTGGGAGCATTGACGGCGAATTATCTCAGTGCGACGATCAGCAACTTTCTCGGAACGGTGATCTTGGTTCCGGCGTTTGCAATCGGGCTTGCTGGCATGCCTATCTGTCAGAAGATCATCAAATCAGTGGAACTGTGGACGCCATTCAAAGGACCATAAACATGGAGTTTCTGATCGTATACGACATCGCCGCTTTTTTTGGGGTTTGCGTGATTATGTTCGTCATGCAGAAGACCGAGCATGACCGAATCAACCGGATGGCTCCGAGACCATTGCGCGAGATACGCCGGATATTCTTCGTATTGACCGCGCTGCTCCTGCTGTTTTCGATATGGGAAGAAGCCTCATACAGTTCGTTGCTCGCGCTTGTTCTCGGCGGTCTTTTGAACTTCGTCATCAATGCCATCGCGCTGCATCTTCGTACCCCTCCAGACGATGGGGAGGATACCAGAGAAGAAATGCAACGCGGATTCCCTGCAATGGGCCATTACATCTCACGGGCTGATGTTTTGAGCTTGGACCGTGGGCAGAAATATACCCATGAGCTCTTGGAAGCTATCCTCCGCAATCAAGAGCTAGAGCCCGATCGCGCGATCATCTATCCGGCGCAATTTCAGCCGAGAAAACAGTAATGCGATGGCCGAGCCTGCTGGAGCAAAATGGAACTTCGATACCTTTGAGAAGTACGTAAATCAGCGGTTCACCGATCTATCGTTACAGCTCAGAGAGCGGTTTGAATCACAGCAGACCGGCGTAATTGCCGCTCTGGCTTCTGCTGAGAAAGCGGTAAATGCCGCTCTGATCGCTGCCGAGAAAGCTGTTGATAAGGCTGAGGGAGCTCAGCAGCTTCGAAATGAAGCGCAGAACGAATTCCGAAAATCGCTGTCCGATCTGTCTGGATTGATGTGGACAATCAAAGAAGGAACCCTAGCCGTTGATTCGCTGCGGCGTGAAGTCACAACAGTTATTAGTGTCCTAGAAACCAAGGTCAGTTCTCTCGAAAGCAACTACGCAAATATCCAGGGTAGGATCTGGGCTGTCGGCATGGTTTGGGCAATCGTTGTCTTAGGAGTGAGCATTGGTGTCAGGTTCATTAAATGACCATGCAGTTCCTGGCCAAATGCGCTGCGTCAATCTCCAAGAACCTGCATTCGAGATGGGTGCTGATCAAGTTCGAGGCCGAGCAAGGGCATTTCACCGGAGAGATTGCCAAGGCATTGGGCGAGCTGCAGCCTGACAAGACGTATCGGATAACTATCGAGGAAGTCTCATGATGCAAACCGAGCTTGATCACCGCCGCCGCTGGGTATGGGCTCGCGCGGTTACGGCTCTTGCTCTGGCCGCTCTGGCATGGGCGCTGATGGCGTCGGGGTGGCGGTGATCACGCGTCCACATGCCCGGCAGTATTCACCATCCGGCAAGTCATTTCCGTTGGCGCAGCAAATGCAAAATATTGGGCATTCGTAAGAGCCGATATGTGTGCCTCTGCACTTCGGGCAGTTTTCAATGATATTCATCGTCCTTCTCCTGCGGTCCCATCCCCCTTGGCATCGACGAGGGTGCGGTCTAACCGCTCGATCTCAGCAATGATCATGGCCGCTGACCTGACGAGATTTCTACGTTCATCCGCAGGTTCGAACTGTGACCATTCCCAAGGCCAAAAATCGGCCAAGGAAAGAAGTCGACGTTTCGAACCCTCTGTTATCACAAGGTGCCATGCGAAAGGATGCAGAGCATAAACAGCAGCGGCCGTAGCAATGCTGCCATCGTAATGCGCGTCATCGTGATCAGCGTCATATCCCTTGGCGATCTGGCGTCCACGTTCAGCAATGACTTCCTCGATCACCGCCGTTCTGTCCACGGCGGTAGGGGCGGTAGTCAGGACGACATCAGCTATTGTGTAGCAGGCGGGACCGATTCCGATGATTTCCTCATCCGTTAAATCGATGCTGAGGGTATCATCCAAGATGTTCTCAATCTTGTACGCGAGCGCTTCCCTGTCCCGCAGCGGCTCTGCCTTGGCGTCGGCAGCCTGTGGGGCCATCAGCGCGGCTTCATGTTCGTCCAGCATGATGCGGAAATCTTCGGCCGTAAATCCGTGTCCCTCCCGACGCTCTGCGGAAAGGTCGCAGCGCTCCTCGAACCAATTCCAGAGCATTTCAAGGTACTGCTGATCAGAGGCAGTAAAGTTGCCGGTCTCATCGTCATATAGGCCAGCGCACTTCAGCACGTCCATGATCGTGTCGCGCACGTCCGTGTCGTGATCCTCCGACCCGTCCTTGATCTGCCAATCTTTCGCGCCGGTCAGATCGGCAAGTTGCACGATCGCGAAGGTGATGCCCTCGTCGTAAGCCGGCCCCGTCGCCTCCACCGCCTTCACCGCATAGCTCAGCGCGTGCATGGCCTTGTGGATCTCGGGCGGGATAATTCGAACAACTTCAGCCTTCCTCATAACCTCAATCCCGGCCTTGAGGTTGTCGTGGGCGTCGCGGATGTGGTCGGCAAGGAGGGCGGTCATGGTTGTCTCCTCAGAATGGATTTACCGACGCGCTCTGGGATGAATGGAAATTCCGTGCCGAGATCGCCAAGGATTTCTGCCGAACGCTTCACGGCCAGTTCCAGTCCGACCTTGCGGCACATGGTCTGAAGCACGCAAATGCCGAGATAGGCGGCATAGATCGCATCTTCCTGCTCTTTCGTCATCACCTCTGCTCCGATCGCCGCAGCCCGTCCGTGCCATGGTCGCCTTCTTCGATTGGCGCCTCGGTGATACTGATGGTTTCTTCGTTTAATTCTTCGTCAAGATCCGGATATGCTTCACAAGTAGCTTCTTCTGCTGACTTTTCGTCATCAGCTTCGACGAAATAAACCCTGTTGATAACAACCCGCGTTTCGACACACCATCGTTTCATCGTCCCCTCCCCTGATACGGCGATGCCCCATGGTCCCGCTGCTGGCAGGCCTGCTCGTGGCCGGGGGAACAGGTTGGCTGGTCTGCGTACTGACACGTCACAATGCCGTCGGTACGCAGCAGGCACATCGAGATCGTGTTGACCGAATCTGGAATGCGAAGTTCCGGCTCACGACCGCAGTTCACGGTGCGACATACGGTCAAATTCTCCGCAGCATGCACCTCTGTCTGCATCACGATCGCAAACAGCGCGCGGACGGCTAGGCGGGTGGTGAGGTGGGTCATTTCGTCGGCTCCCTGAAAATCATATTCAACGGCCTCAGAGACATCTCTTGGTAGAATTGCGAGGCATAGTTGTCGATGCCGTAGCTCAGGCTGCTATTCTGGGTGCGCATTGCATCGACAAACAATCGCATCATGTCCATCTGAAAGTCGTACAGATCTTGTGGATCGTCCTTAGGGCCCCAACGTTTGACGAAGTGCCCCAGCCTGTCAGCGAAGATGCCTTGAGATACCTCAAGACGCATTTTTGTCTCGTCAATTGAATAAGTCACAGCCAAACCCTCCCGACGATAGCCGCCACCACGATCAGCGCCACGATCGCGCGGATGGCCCAATGCCATATCCAGACTGACGCGATTGTTTTCATCACAGATCCGGGTTTATGTCAACGGATGGTTTACGAATTTAATTGTCTTTGTCGTTCAAATTCTGATCTGCGAGCATTCCAGCGGATAGGACCTGTAGTGCAGCACCAACATACCCAAAACCCGCATCCGAACATGCTAAGGAATAAAATTAGGTCAATCATTTTACCGCTCCACTGCCAAACCGAGCTGGCGGCAGAAGGCTGGCAGAATCGCCAAAGCCAGCACCATAATTCCGGCCGATCTTGGCCAGATCAGAGATACCCGGCAAATCATCAGTGGTTTCGCATGTACCTCCTATGATGCGGCCAAGTTCCTCCAGCGTTAATCCTTCACCATCCGCCAATAGCGGTTTCTCGGGCTTGGGAACGGTCTCTGGTGCGTCTTTGACCTTCCCCGGTACTTCGGCGAAGGCCGCGGCTTTAATCTCCTCCTGGAGGTCCCCAAGCTGCCTGATCATCATCGCAGTGGCGCCCTCCATCTTGGCCGATACCCGGATGGCGACCCGCTCATATTGTTCCCGGCTTGCGGTAACGCGATCCACCTCAAGTTTGAGGAAATCGACCTTGTAGGCCAGCGCCTGGTTCTCAGCATTGGCGGTTCGGAGTTGATCGGTCAGAAGCATGACCTTCAACTGGGATTCGGCGAGGTCAGCTTTCAGCTTATCGTATTCATCGAAGAACCTCGCTTCGGTTGATTCGCGATCGTGGATCATCATCATTTTCCTTTGTTATCCCCAAAATCCAGCAAACTTGATCCCGGCGAGATGGTTCAAAATTCGTTGCCAGAAATTACCGCGCAGATCGAACTCGTGACCACATTCGATGCAGCCCATCGCATAGGGCGTATAGAATGTTGGCGCGCATTCTGAACTTTTGCATTTCGGACATGTTACGATCATGATTTCACCCTTGGATAAACCATCCTGTTTTGCGGCCCCGGCTTTGACGAGAGAGAAACGTGGAATCGACCTCTGCGCAAAGCCGCCGACAAACTAACAAAACAACCCGGCGGGCCACCTGAACTCGGACATCGCCACGATTTCCGATCTGGAAATAGCGTCTCAGCAAGCCCAGCAAACGACATCGGTTGACCAGCCAAGGCGATGTCAATTCTATGCACGAGGCTGGATTTCATCTTTCCCGGAAAGCGATTCGGCAACATTTGGCGCAGTAAGGCAAACCCTCAAACTTTGGCTTGCCACAGAACAGATAATCCCGATCGCCATAGGGGAAACGGCAGGTATTTGGCCCCAATTGCTCAAACGTGATCAGATCGGCCGGGACAATTTCCTCCGCAACCGGCTCGCATTGCATGTACGGAGGTTTGGCCATTCTCGGCTCTCTCGGTTTTCTTTCTGTCCGCACGCCATGAAAATGGATCTTGTTCCGGCGCCCCAGCGCAATTACTGCACTTCGGGACATTGTTCCAATAATCGCCGCGATCTGCAATCCCGACAGCCCATTTTCCGCATATTTTGCAATTGAGGCAATGGTTTCCTTGGAATGAACAGAGCTCATTTGGCGTTGCCCCGCGCAATTCCCGCCTGAAACGCTTCCTCTGGTGTTGGTACCCCAACTTCGGCAATGGCACCAAAGATCGGGTGGGAACATCGGAAAAGCTTCTCAACACGAGCACGCGTCTCGCTGCTATAATAGCCCGCCCAATATCCAAGATTAACACGATTGATGTGCTCGGCCTCCTGACGATCCTGGCCGAATGACATGTTGTGCGCCACGCAGCGCTCGAAATATTCGTCAGCTTCCGTCTGATCGGTGATCAACATTGCTGGGCCATATTTGTCACCAGTCGTGATGCATGTCGGAAATGGTTCTTTTGAACTCGTCATGTCGTTTCCTTCGCGTTCTTGGTCAGTTCTTCCAGTGAAATTCCGCACATAGAGGCGATGCGCTCCAAAACTCGTGTCTTCGAAGTCTGGAATGCTTCATGGCCCATGCTGGCGTGATCCTGAGATTGGGCCGTGAATATCGTGAGCACGTTTCCCGATCTCGTCATGACCGAATACGGATCAAGCTTGCGAATCAGGGTGATCATCTTGGCCATCGCTTCGTCGTCTTCGCATACATGATCCGTCTGGTCAGCATAGCCTTCCAGCACCAAGCATTTTTTGCGGAGGTACTCAGGAGATGGGTACTTGTCGGCTTGATCTTCAGGAAGATTTTGCCATCCAGCGCGAATACACGCGAAATAATGACGGTGGCTCTCCTCTGATCGGCCCTTGTGATCAACCAGAACGTATTCCGTGCCGGCGCGGTACTGCCGTTCTGCTAATTTGCGGAAACGGTCGAGAGGGACCATCTCGCGACCGGACCAGATGAACGCTACCGGCTCAATCTTCATGGCTCTATCTCGAACTCACGGTCTTTCCGAGCGCCCAAAAGAGCTTCTTTATCTCCTGGCAAAAGCCCGTCCCAGAATGGATCAAACGATTCGAACAGTGCATCCATTTCATCGCCAGCATCGGTTTCTGCGATCTTGCCGAGAGCCCATGTCATCCATTGGTTGTGATTTGTATCGATGTTCGGCATGGCATTCGACTTCGGAATGCCTGTACTGATCGGATCTTCCTTCGGCGCCGTTTTGCGTAGAAATGCCAAATGCTTCTCCGTTATCACGGTGATCTTCTTGGCTTCATCCTTGGATATCCGGCTGAGCGGGTTTTGGTTGGCATCCACCCACTTCATAACCGTCTCAGGGCTATCCGATGTCAGCAGCGCCTCAATGTACAGCTTGGCCCAGCTAGCAGCATCCTTGCCGCCCTTGACCAACTGCGGGCCTTGCGGAGGCTCAGGAGCGGCCTTCTCAAGGGCTGGCGTATCAGACGGGCTTGGCACGCGCGAGCGCTCGGCGGGAGCTTTCTGGGCCGCTGGGATATCGTCCACTTCGGTTTCATCCAACAAGCCCAGTCCGCAGATAGACAGAGTGGCCCGGCGCTTGGCCTTGGTTTCGGCCTTCATGAGGGCATTGGCCAGAGCTTCCCCCTTGAGGCCGGCGATATTGACGGCGCCAGTAGAAACGTCCGTTCTTCCATCAGCATTGGCAACCTTGGCCTTGACCACGAAGACACCCTCGCGCTCACTCTCGGTCAGATCAGTAACCGAGATATTGTGGATTGAGCGGAGCTGATCGGTGCAGTCCTTGAGCGCGTACAAGCGCATCTTGCCGTTTAGAATGATGTATTCCAACGGCTTGGTCAGCGGATTCAGGCCAACGCTCTTGCATACCGCAGTGTAATACGCATTGCGCTCCTCTGCGGTAAGCTTGGAAAGATCGCCCTTGATCAGGACGGATTCCATGATCTCATGTGGGCCATCAGACTTGACGATCGCGTTCATAGCAAACCCTCTCGGTAGGAAACACCTGGCACGTTCTCTCCAACTCGGACGGCATCGGTGCACAACTTCTCAAGCCGTAACATAAGATCAGGATCGGCTTGGAAACGCCGAAATGCAGCCACCGGATCATTGATGATGGCGAACTTTTTTACCTGTTCTTTGACGGTTCTGGTTCCATAAGTCGGAATGATCGGAGCCGCTGCTACCGGCATCGCCACTTCCTCAGCCTCAGGCATTGGCTCCGGTTCGCCCCGCGCAATCGCCCGATCGGCAGCGCGTGCATTGGCTTCGTCAATCTCGCGCTGCTTGCGTTCGGCCTCTGCCTGTTCCGCGGCGATACGTTTGCGCTCCGATTCGCGGAACGACAATATCGCCGTGTTCAGTTCCTTTTCCTTCGCCGTGGCGCGGGCAATGATCGGTGACCATTTCTTCTGCTCAGCCGTATATTTGCGGAACATTGGCTCATAAAGACTTTTGCCAACTTTGTCGGCGGCCAAACGAAGCTCCGCGATACGGTTCTTGCTGCCGAGCGCTACAGCGGCATCTGCATCGCTCTTGACGGCAACAGGCGCGGCGCCGATCGCAGCATCAATCGCGGCAGCATGCGCCTTGTCTGGCTCAATATCCTCAGGCGCATTGTCGGACTTGGCGACATCGCGATTCGCGGCGGGGATATCAACATCTTTTCCAGGCAAGTCGGACCAATCCAGATCCTGTTCAGCGACTCTGCGATACTCATATTCGGAAATAGGATTGGAAGCGACATATGACCACAATTCATTCAAAGCGTCGCCGGTCACATCTTTCATGCCGACGCGAGCGGTCATCATGTCGCCATCCATGAATATGGCAACCGGAGACCAGCCGATTTTCTTGTTGTTGCCGTTGGCATCACGCAATTTCAGAACACGGCGATAAAATCCAAGCTGCGGATCATCAACGAACATGGAGGGCTTCTCGCCAGCCAATGATCGTTTCCAGAAATCGTAGCTCGGCTCAGAGGGCTTTTCGGCGGTTTTGGTCATTTCTTTTCCTCGTATCCGATCAAAACTGCGATCTGCTTGAGAATTTCCATGTCGGTGACATCTCTGACTATCTCGCTCATGCGCGGAGCATGGGTGTTGATCCATAGATAATTTTCACGACTTTCGGACGTGTACCATTGTAGCCTTCCATAAGCGCCTTGATTTTCAGTAAGGTCCTTTTTCAAAACCTTATGTGGAGACCATCCGTCTCCCAAGATCCATGATTGTTTGGTTTCGCCGGAAATTGTCTTTTCAAACCATCGCCTAGAATTGCTGCGGTAATCGTGGCACCAAAGAATATCGCCGATCTTGAGATTCATTACACGTGCTCCAGCGCTTCACGGTAAACCGCCAGCGCCTTAGTGAGGCCATCGGCTTCCGTCTGATCGGCATTGAAGGCCGTGGCGAGATAGGTCTTGGACCCCAGGCCTGACAATGCCATGGAGGCGGCTTTCGTTCGGATGCAGTCGCCTCGGATGCGATGCACTGCGGTAAGGAATTCCTGCTGATGGGGTGCCAGATCGCCGGGGCGATCGTAAATTTCTTGGGCAACAGTGATCGCTTGGTGTGTGGTGGCAGTCTTGGCCATGTCATCCTCGTTGAAAAATTGTGCCGCATTCGCGCGGCAGTCTGGGGGAGATCAGCGCGTCCAATGGGACAGGATGAACAGGCGATCGGCGATCTCAGCATGACGGTTGCGGTCACGGTCGTTATTGGCCTTGGCGATCTGTTCGAGATGCCAGATGGCGATGTTGTAGAATTGGATCGATCTCAAAGATCGGCCATAATTGAGATGTTTCATGAGGATATTCCTTGTACGAGCCCCCAATGGCTCCGACCCGACCTATCAACCACGGATCAGGGATCAAGTCAACTGGTGGTTTACGAATTAATTGGGATTAATTCAGGATGGACATCCCCAGGATTGGCCTTGTGCCATTCCCGATAGACTGGAATCAGACGCTCCCGAAGGTGATTGACGACCGGATCTGCGCCGCGGTGCACCCTGGCGAGGCTATCGAGGATCAGGAAAAGCGCATAGGCCTCGTCATCAGTCAACATCATGGCCTATCCCTCAATTGTTGCCGCATCTTGCGCTTCGGCCAAGGCTTCTTCCGAAATGCGATCTTGGCCTTGCGCTTCGGCTTATTCTGGCCTTCGAGCCGACGAAACTTGGCCGCTAGATGGGCATCGCTGCCCTTGGTCGTGACTGTCCGTTCTGCGCCAGGTCGCCTACCGCTGGTCTTTTGCTGGTGATCTGGCTTTGCCATGTAGACCAGATGATCAGGATCGTGCGCGTGCGGTTTATATCTGCTCGCCACATCCTTGATGCGCGGATTGTAGAACCGCAGGATTAGCGCGGGCGAATGATCCAAGGCATGCGGCACAACGTTCTCGCCATCCTCGAAGATTTTATTCAGAAGCCACATCAAGCGAGCGCCGAGCCCAAAGCATGGCTTGATATATCCGCCATATGTGGTTTCTAGTCCGATTCCCCATGGAAATAATTTGGCGTATTGCCGCTCTGCTACCTCAACCCGCACCCAAAGAGGCGGCATCGGTGGTCTCTCCCGCTTCTCGCGCGGCTGCCTTTGGCGCAGCTCGGTCATAGCAGGGATTCCCATTCGCGCTGCGCCTGATCAAGCAGCCGAAGAATGCGAACATGAGTGGCGAACTGTTCCGGCGTTCCTTCGCGCTTGATCTTCCACATTCCTTGCTGAAATCGCTTCCATAAAAGGCGAATTGGGGATCGTCTTACTAATCTAAGACGATCCCCTTTCGAGAGCCCTTCAAGCAGGTCAGAGCCTCGTGGTTCATGCATCGTAGCGGTATTACATGAACCGTTTTGACGGCGTTTTGCCTTCGCCGCCAACACATCCGGCCATTGAGCCGTCAGTGTCCCTGTAGCGCGCTTCGCAACCGAACGCGCAAAGTGATTTGGCAATTCCATTTTGTGAGCATGCGCGGCATTGTCAACAGCGCCAGCGATAGCCCGCAACATTCGTAGCTGCGAGGGCGTGGCACGGTTTGACAATGTGCTCATTTCTCCACCTCTCCGGTTAATTCGATGGTCTCAGAACGGAATCTGATCAATATATTTCTCAGCAACGGCCATCGCTGAGCCCATTTGCGATATTGCCTCGCGCAATTGGTCGGATATCTTCCCGTGAGTTGCCATTCTTACTTTGCTGGCAGCCTTATAGAAATCAGAAATCGGACCTTCGGCCTCCGCAGCATCCTTCCGAAGCTTCCGGCATGTCATGGTTTCTCGTTCAAGCGCCGACATGGCATCGCGATATGTCTGAGCCAAAGCGTTGCCTCTGGCAATCTCGACAGAAATATCAATCTTTGCTTTCTCCAATTCAATTCGGAGTGGGCGCGTAGCTTCCTCAATAAGTCGGTCCAAGATGAGTTCTTCCATAGTCTTCATTTCTTGCCCTTCCGTTTTCGCGGCCTCACGCGTTTCTTCGCAGCAGCTTCGATCCGTTCCACCAGTTCTTTTCCAACCCCAGCAGCCTTTACCGCGGCGCGCTCCTTGCGTCGTACCTCGGCGCTGGCGGATTCGAGCTCGGCAATGCGGGCCTCGCGTTGATATCGGCAACCGTCACGGAGGTCCCGACAACTGCGCGCGATATCAGCGGCGGTCTCTATGGTGAGTAGGGTTCTGGTAGTCATGTGTCGTCTCCTGTGGTCAATCTTTCGATGGAGCCAAGCGCATAGCCATAGAGCCAACTTGAACCATCAACATAAAGTCGGCGCGATTTGAAGGGGCGACCTTCGCAAACTTGCTCGGGATCATCTCCGGGAATATCGACCTGAAAGCGCCTTCCGCTCGGTGTCGGGAATGAAAATGCAAACCATCCATCAACTGTATCGTCGGCGATTGGTTGGCGAAGAACCGTAGTCCGGTCAATCTTCAGATCCTCGCAGATCATATCGCAGACTTTTATTGCATTCTTC